ATTTCTCAAGACCACAAGAACAAATTTCTCAAGACCACAAGAACAAATTTCTCAAGACCACAAGAACACATTCGCCTCAATACTAGGTGAATAGAAATCAATTAGCGCCCTGCTAATGATAGTGCAAGAAACATAGCGCCCTGCTAATGATAGTGCAAGAAACATAGCGCCCTGCTAGTGTAAGAAAAATACACTTAAAGAACACTGAATCCAATAGTTAGAATGAAAACAGAACTTAGAAAATAATAAATTTCATATTATTATGTTTGAAGAGGCACTTGAAAGATATGATATATCTGACAATGAAGAGCTTGAGGTGAGGTTCAGTAAAAGAGGTGCATTAGGAATAGATTTGAAAATTTTCAAAAGTGTATCAGATATACTATCAAAAGAATCATTCACTAAACATCATCAGAAAGTGTTTCGTATTGATTATGCAATAAATAAGAATAATAAAAATGATGAAATCAGGGTAATATTTGATAAAAACTCTAAAGGTAACGCACCAATATTTGAAAAGAAAACCATTATTGAGAAAAATGAAATGAATGACTACAACTTGAAAATTGTAAAGTCAAGTGAAGTGAAAATAAATTTGCCTTACAAAGACTATGAAAAAAATTATATAGTAAATTATCGCCGTGAGAAATTTTTACATTCATTTACACATCATAAGGAACAATGGAGAGTTGATTTATCTTCAGTGTATATATATAATACTGAAAGATGGACATTTGAGTTAGAATTGGAGCTGATAAAAGCTGAAGGTGACTATATAAAAACAGGAAGTAAGTTGATGATTTTATTATTAGAATTAATTCAAAATAGTAAACATCTTATAGCAAACAAAAAAGCTGAGGAATTATTAAAGTCTTATTACAACATAATTTCTAAAAGAAAAATAGATATTTCACCAAAGCAAATGAGTTTTCCAGGGCCATTACCTTTAAGTTTATCAAAAAAGGATTTCAAAGCAGGTATTATCTCATCAGGATATTCAGTAACTGATAAAGCTGATGGTGAACGATTTTTACTATATATTAATGATGATGGTAATGGTCTTTTTATTCCACGTGATAATGCATGGACTAATCTAATATATATTGGCTTTATTAATAAAAGTATAAATAATACAATATTTGATGGGGAATTGATTGGAAACAACTTTTATATATTTGATTGCTTAGTGGCAAATAAAAAAGATGTCACACCAAAACATTTAGATAAGCGTTTAAATGAAATAGATGAATTATTGAAACAGTATAATTCACCTATAAAAAAGACAGCATCGATTAACATATCTAAAAACAAAACAAAAATTAAACTTATCAAGAAAGATTTTTACTTTGATATTCCAGATAATGCTAGCAAAATATGGAAAGATAGAGATAAACTACCGTACAATTTAGATGGGTTAATATTCACACCAATATATAAACCTTATAAAAATGATAAGATTTATAAGTGGAAATTAGACCATACGATTGATTTGAAAATAAAACAAAGGAATGTAAAAGGTGAATATGTATATTTTTATGTGCAAATTAAATCAATAAAGGATAGAATTATTACACATATTGATTACAAAGGATATGATGGAAAAAGGGGTTTATTTAAATATAAAGGAGGTGAAACTCATTTACATGATCCTCGCAGTTTATTTAAAAATGATATAAGAATTGCATTGGAAACTGCAAAACAGAATTTTTATGTCAATGATGCTATTGTTGAATTTAAGGTTACTAAAAGTAAACTTATACCAATAAAAAGAAGATTTGATAAACAAGATGCAAATGGGATTTTGGCAGTTAATGATGTAATGTATTCAGTGGATGATCCGTTAGTAATAACTGACTTTGATAAAAGACCTGAATATTTCAGTGGTAGAAACTTTCATAATGCAATAAAGAGTAAACTGATTAAAGAACACATGGGTGAAAACAAGACTGTATTAGATATTGGTTCAGGGGCTGGAGGTGATATAAACAAATATATAAAACACAAAACTAAATATGTTGTTGGGATAGATTTTGTAGATGTGAAATATAAGTATCCAAAAAAGAATATGATATATTTCAGAATTCCATTAAATTTAATTGATAATTATAATATAAAATCTATAATAGGTCATCCTTTCAAAATTCAGAAATTTGATGTTATAAATTGTCAATTTGCATTTCATTACATGTTAAAAACCAAAGAAACTTTTGAAAACTTTATTGTTAATGTACAGGAAAAGTTAAAAAACGGTGGATATTTAGTGATTACATGCCTTGATGGAGAAAAATTGATTAATAGAGGAGATGTAAATAATAGTGCGGTTACAATAAAACATGGTGAAAAATCAACAGGATTATTTGGAAATAAAGTGAGCATAAGAATAAAAGGATCAAAATATTTTGATGCAAAAGTAATTGATGAATATATTGTAGATATTGAAGAACTTGGTAAAAGATTTAGAAAAAATGATTTACATTTAGTATCTGAAAAATCTTTTGAATCATATTGCAATGAATTTAAAAATGAATGTTCAGTAATGAGCAGAGATGAGAAAATATATAGTTTTATGAATACAGTTTTAATATATGAATATAAAAAATAAAATATGATATTAAGTGTAAATGAATGAATTAGATTTATTGTGTTATTCTGCATCATATCCTGATGTATATAAAGAATGTGGTATAGATTTACATAAACTAGAATGTAATTATTATACAAATGGAATTCCAAATAATATGATGATAACATTTAATCCATTAATGTGGATTGCTACAAATGCGTCTTTAATTTTTGAACGTTCTGATTGCAAAAAGATAGTGAAACATTCTTATACACCTGTATGTGTTGTAATTGACAAAAAGCCAATTATTAAAAACAATTGGATTACAAATGAATGTTTGATTAATATTACAAGACTAGCATTGGATTATGACTTATCAATGAAAAGTGAGTTTGATACTAAATTGTATTATAACACATATTATGAAAAAATTAATCATTTTATAGAATTATATTGTAATTCTCATAATAATAATGATATCAATGTGAATACACTTATATTTTATGTATGTTATGGATATTGGAATGATATAAATCTAAAACCAGTTGACTCATTATCATTTATATGTTCTTACCCTAATTTGATTAGGGATGTTGGTGTAAATAGTGATATTGGAGCATTTCATTTTTATAATAATTCAAATAAGATCATATTTGACCCTTATGTATATGTTGCTACAAATTATAATATATCAGATTTAGTAAAAGGTTGTGTTGATTCAATTGGCAATATTGATAAAGATCGTGCATGTAAACATTACATAAGACATGGGTTTCATGAAAAATTGGCAATAGATGATTTTAATCATTGGGAATATTTAGCTAACAATCATAATCGTATTAGAAAAATATTAAAGAAAACAAATGATAAAAAGCATATTGATTATGATATCGTTTATATAACTAAAAGAATTGTTGCAAAAGATTACATAAAACGAATTAAAAAGGTAAAACATGATGTTTTTTCTTCTACAAAATTTGTGAAAATGTATATAGATGATGATGAAACTGTCAACAAAGACAAACAATTATCTATACAAAATGCTTCAAAGTATTTTGTCAGATATTATGTTTTATCAGAAAAAGTGCGTTATGAAGTTACAATGTTAAATAAAATAATCTTATTTTTACAAGGTCGCTTAGTAGATTCTGCTCGTCAAATTCCATTCAATGCATCAAGATATATTATAGAAAATAAGTGTATTTAATTATTGTAAAGTGACCAATAATAGTAATAACAGTAGTATTAAGTAATTAGAAATATTAGTTTAAAAAAATAAGATTATTTTTACAAGGTCTTTTAGAAAAATATTATATGATTATAATATAGATGAATAGAAACAATAGTGCAAAACAATATTCAAATGGATACAATAGACAAGTTATGCCAAACAAAAAAAGTATGGGTAGAAATGGAACAAGTACACTACCAATGTCAGAAAAGCCAAAGCCAAAGCCAAAGCCAAAGCTAAAGCAAAAGCTAGCACAGCCATATAAGAGATTTAAAGGCAAAGTGCCTTTTACACCCTTGAGATTTAGACCGGGAGCACAGAAGTTTGTTACAGATCCAAATACTGGTCATATGTATGTTACTTATAACTTTAATATTGTATATCCACATGCAATGGAAAATAAGAAAGTTAGAAATAAGTCAAGAACTAATGGAGTAATATCTTTATCATCAGAACATTTTTATAATAGGCCAAGGTCTAGACCAAATCAGAAACAATTAAATTCCAAAGAAAATCGACTATTTTTACCTCACAAAATGAGGTAATAAATCACCAAGGTGGATTAAGTATAATTTGTTGATTTGTCATATTTGTTGATTTTCCATGTTCAATAGGAGTTGGTAGTGTGGAAATATCTTTTAAGTATTGTACATATTGTAGAACATTAGATCGTACCATTGGTACTAATTCCTCAAGTGTCAAAGCATTTAAGTGTGAAACTTGTTTTGAATTGTAGCATGGTTTGTTGAAATTTGTATAAACCCACAACATTACAACAAAAAGATTGGAATTAGATTGTGTATCGATTGTATACCCGGTTGAAGTTTTAATGTAATTTTTCAAAGTTTTTTGAATTAATTGCATATTAGAGTCTGAAAAAAAAGCTGATATTAGTGGATCGATTTGAAGATTCTGTGTTTTACATACTTCTTTTACAAATCTGTTAGTCATATATATTTTAAATCAGAAAATAATAATCACTTAAACATATGCATACATAAATTATTATGGATGACAATGATTTTGATGAGTATTTTAATCAATTGAATATTAACACAAATAATATTATACATAATGATAATTTGCATATATGTTCAAATTGCAAATCAATGAAATTATGTAATGATAGACATAATGGAACAATTGTATGTATGGAATGTGGTGTTGTAAATTCTGATTATATGATAGATGAAAGTGCTGATTGGTCATATTCTAATGATGATGGAATTCACAGTGATCCATCTAGGTGTGGGTGTCCAGTAAATCCGTTACTTGAAAACAGTTCTCTCAGTACTGTAATAGGTCATGGAGGTGGAAATAAATTTTGGTTAATGAAAAGAATTCATCAGCAAAACTCAATGGATTATAAAGAACGTGCACGTTATCATGTGTTTGAAACAATTAATGAAATGTGTGAAAGAGGAAGCTTACTTCCAAATGTTAGTTCTTTAGCAAAAAAATATTACAAAGAAGTGAATGAGAAGAAATTGACACGAGGTGGTGTGCGTAAAGGGTTAATTGCATGTTGTGTTTTTTATGCATGTAAAACCTGTAGAGTTCCGCGTACTATAAAAGAGATTTCAATTATAACAGATACAGATACCAAAAAAATAACAAATGCGTGTAAACTATTTGAGCCATTAATGAAAAATGAACTTGAGGGTAATGAGATGGATACAAAAATAAATGATTTAATATATAGATTCTGCACAAATCTTGGAATAAGTAGTTCAAAAGAACAATGTAAAATTTCAAATAAAGTTGGAGATTTATATGCAAAAATTGAAAAATCCAAAATTCTAATTGGTAAAACACCAACAGCTATTGCATCTGCAATGATATATAATGTTCTGACTCATATGGGTTACAAGATAAATAAAAAATCATTAGCTGAAAATCATAATATATCTATTGTAACATTGAATAAAATTAATGCAATTATTGAAGATAATATATATTCAAAAAACTGAAATTTCGATATTTGTATTTCTACTTAAATTCAAAAATGCTAAAGATTTATTTAATTCAATGTAAGATTCTGTAGTTTTAAAAGAGCATTGATCAATTTTAATTTGAATTTTAGGAGTTTGATTTTGCATTGAATGTTGAATAAATTGCATAATATCTATAATGGTATTATAACCAAACCAATATGTAGGTAAGTTTGTACCATTTGGATATACTAAATTAAAAGAATATATCTGATTAAATATTATTGAATAAAAATTTGGATTAAGTTCAACACTCATTTCTGTAGTTTGAGTTTCTTCGTTGTTTTGACTATGTCGACATACAGGACAAGTGGAATGTCTTCTGAACCATTGAATAATACAATCTCTATGGAATAAATGATTGCAGTCTAAATTAATAACATTAGATTCATTTGTAAAATTTTCAAGACATATTGAACATTGTGTTCCACATTCAGCTTCAGTAGTTAGTCTTGAACTTTCACGTAAACTTTGTAACATATTTTGATTGATTCCACCTTCACCTTCTTGCATCATAAATCGAATCATAATTTAGTATCATATAAAAATCTAGATTTATTTCATAGGATGAACACAATATATAAGTTACTGTTTGCAATTGTCTTAATATCTTGTGTGCTAAAGGTAAGAACTCCTAGGAATGAAAAATTTATAGGTGTAGCTGAGTCCAAACCTAAAATGTATGGGCGAGATAGTTGTCCGTATTGTGTAAAGATGAAAAGCCAACTTAAACAAGATAATGTATGGCATTTATTTGAATATATTGATGTAACTACATCTGATGGTGTGGCAAGTTTTCAAGCAGTTAATGGTACAGTTGTGCCTCTTTTTGAATGTAATGGTATATTTGTTATTGGTTCAACTTCAACACAAGAATTACTTGAAAAATTAAAGATTTAAGTATAAAATAGATGAATTATTTAAAATGTTGAACATGTGATATGGAGAAACTACAAGGATATCACTTAATATTATTGTTGCTTGCATATTATTCAAGTATTAAGGAGCAAGAATTCAAAATAGATACTGTAATTTCTGAAAAAGTTCCGGATATATTAAGTAAGATACCATACATTGAATATCTTACATTATTATTGCTGTTTCTTCTAAAGAATTCTGAATTAGGATTATTCATTTGGATATTAGTAACAAGTTATAAAGCATTAAGAAATATTTTGAATGATACAAAAACAAAATTAACAAATTATATACCATCAATAATATGTATTGCAATGTTAGTTTCTATATATGATGGTACAATTTCAAAACAACATTTAATACTTAGTTATGGGTGCATGATGCTTATATATATGTTATTTATTTCATCAAAAAAGACCACAGCTAGCAATATTTTAGAAGATATAGTGTTAAGTCATTTGATTTTTTATTTTGCTAAGTAAATTTATGAACAACCATTTGAATATTTTAGACAACTGCTCATCTTATGATGAATTGACTAAATGTTTATCTGATAAACCATTAATAGAAGCTGTGCAAAATAAATATGTTAATTGTAATTCACGAATTTTATTATCATCGTTTGTGATAGTTAAATATCCTGATATAATTCATGCATCTGATCAACTTATAGTTTATGCAAAAGAAATAATGCAAAGATTACAAAATAATGAGAATATTAATCCTAATGATGTATATTTTACAGAATTTGAGAATTGGCGAAGAGATGATTCTAACAAATTAGAAGAAGAAATACATCAAGGTATACAAATGTTGGAAACAATGAAAGTAGAACAATTAAATGAAGCTGATAAAGACTGGAATGATGGATTACATTATAATATAGAAGTAATGCGTAAATCTATTAATAAATTAAAAAGTTTTTCATCATAATATAACCTAAAATTATGATAAAGATATGTATAATTTTAAGAGGTGAATCTTTCAGAAATGGAAATCAACATTCAAGAGAAATTGGACATAATAAAGATTTACAAATAAAATGTTCTGAATCACATATGAACCTAATAAAAAAATTTGAAGAACACGAATTACATATCAAGTTGTATACATATTCTACAAAATACAAAGATATAATAGAAAATATTTATCAAAAATGTAATTATGCATCATTTAGTATAAGTTATTTAAATCACAATAATGACACTCAAAATACAATGTGGATAAAAGCTTTTGAGAATATAAATAATGAAATGTATGATTATATATTAGTTTTACGTTTTGATATGTTACTAACAGATGATGATCTTTACAATAAAATAATTGCTAAAAAAGACAACTTATTAATTCCATTTTATTCTAGTACACATACATATTTATTCAAGAATAAAAGGTTACGTTGGAAAAGTACAGATACATTCCACTGGATTCCTTCAAAATATATAAAACGCATAAATAAAAAATTTCCAGAACAATTTTTATTAAAAATAATTCCTGATACCAAAGTTTTATATAATATTTATAGTGATTCTGATTCATCTAAAATAAACAATCCAATGTATTATTTTCCACAGCGTAACATATCTAGAATTCCACCTATAGATATTAAATATAAATATTGCGCTACCTGGAATGAAGAAACATGTGTATTGTACATAAAACAAACAAATTTTCAAATTATAAAAAGTATGAGTAAAAAAATAGGATGGGTGTTTATGTTTGAATACAAAACTTATGATGAAAATTTAGAAGATGTTTATGTAATTCAAAAAATGATATCAAATGGTGATGATTGTTTTAACATTAAATGTAGTACATTAGATATTGCTAAAACTGAATTAATGAGATACAACAATAATTATCGTCCTGATTGAATTTTTTCAGGAATACCATTGTTATTTTGTTTGTCATTTGATGTTTGAAATAAATTTTCTCCATTTGCTAATTTAGTTCTAGCTTCATAAACTTCTTTATTGACAACTTCTAAATGTTGATAATATTGTTTGAGAAATGTTGATATGTTTGTAGGCAATTCTTTTTTCCATTTTGATGTCATTTTATCATGTTGAGGAGATTGGAATTTTTCAATCCATGATACTAATTTTTCTTGTACATCCCATGTTGGGTTTGTGATAGTTTGATCAATTTGTGAATGAATATCTAAACGTGATGGAACAAATGATTTTAATATGACTTTAATTTCATCTAATAATTTTGTTATATGAATTAGTTTTTCTGAAGATGCATCTTCTTCTAACAAATCAAAGAAAGCTTTGTACATTTGCTCCTGAATCTGTTTATCCATACATTAACAAATCTTTAATTTTAAATAAAAATGCTTCAATATGATATAAATTTTTGTTGCCCAATTTAGATCTATAATCATATAATCCGCCATAAAGTGCAATATGACATATATGTTTTGAATTAATTGATGTGTAATAATCTAGTGTTTTTTTTATAATTTCTGTAGGAGTTGCCATAAGCATTAATAATTTTAATGATTTTTGTCTAATTTGTGCAAAACTGATATGTTTAATATTCTTAAGTAAGTCAGAAAGAACCGGTTCCCAATAACATAATTCAATATTACCAGTAAATTTGGCAAGATCTGCTGCTAGTAATATTTCAGAAATTAAAGCATATTTATTTGCAATTTTTTGTATCGTATTATCATCTAATTGAGTTATTTTACTTAACAAATTAACTTTAGCTTGAAATGAAGGTTGTTTTAAAAACCATATTGTACATCTACTAGATATTCCTACACCAATACTATTCCAATTTCTTGTGCAAATTAGAAAAACTAAATATTGACCATATTTATCAATTAAAGAAGATAATTCTTTGCCATGATTTTCACTTTGACAGCCAATTATAATTAAATATACTTGTTTAGTAAATACAACACTTTGCATAAGTTTTTTTAAGAAAGAATTGTTTATTTCATCAATATGCACAATAATATGATTAGGAAATGCACATTTCAAAATAGTCTTTTTTCCTGAATTTTCAGGTCCAATTATAATAATGTGATTCTCTAATTTGCGCAAAATACTAATTTGTTCATCAATCAACACATTCTTATAACGTTCATGCAACAACATATCCTTGAAATTTGAAGAAATCTTAAATAACTTATTGATCATTCTTTCGCATATACAAGTCATTTAGATAACGAATTACTTCATCTGTGTTTGGTTCAGGTGTTTCTATAGTATCTCCATGAAAATCAAATTCTTTTGTGTTTGAATCAAAATAATACTCTGTGGTTATTAACAAATTCATATTATTCAATTTCATCATATGAATGATATGTGCAGAATTATAATCAAGTTTTTCAATTTGTATGTAATCATTATAATCAATTCCCTCTACTTCAGGTTGTGCCATAATAATTTCATCACATACTTTTTGTGCAATTACATCATCTTTTAACCCTATTAAATGCGTTTTGCGATGTTTTCTAGATTTATTAAAAGCTCTTGTTGCAAAGACTCTACCTGTTACAGTAATAATATACACACTCATAATTTAACTATGAAATAATTTAATAATATATTATTAAATTATTAATGACAATCAAAGTGTTTACTGATGGATCTTGTATTTATTGTAACGATAAAACCAAAACAAGTTCAGGTGGTTGGGCTATACATATACCAGATTTTCAACATGAATCTTCAGAGCCTATTTGCCCTGGTGTATCGTCAACTTATGTTGAATTATTTGCAATTAACAAAGCACTGGATTATATAATTAAAAATAAGATCATCAACAATCAAGAAAAAGAGTTTATGATATATACAGATTGTTTGCCTTGTCTGAACAAAATTATGTCAAATGAATTGTATATTAAGTCAAAAAATAAAGATATTCTAAACAAATTATTAAATGACATAAGAAATAAAGTTTCTAAAGTAAAGGTGAAATTTACACATGTAACAGCTCACACAAATAAACAAAATGAATTATCATTAGGAAATAGAAGAGTTGATGAACTTGCTAAAAAAGCAGCAAAAGATGCAAAATGTGTTAATAATGAAATATATTTACTAGAGAATGAAATTCCTACAAAAAAAGAACGAACAGAAAAGGAAAAAACAAAAATAAAAAGAGAACGTTTGCAGAAAGTAGGGATATTGATGCCAGTGTTTCAAAATTATAATTTATTATCTGCTAATGAATTCAAAAAAAAATTAGATGAAGAAGGTAAAATTAGAAATTATGCAAAAAACCAAATAGAAGATTTTAATGAATCCGATTCTTCTCTGACAAGAATTGAAGTAAATAAATTAGTTAGAGAACTAAATCAAGAAAGAATGGATAGAATAAAATCAACAAAACATGCAAAATCTGCGGAAATTTACATCAAAGAACGAAAAGAGAAGGAAAAAACAAAATATAAAAGAGAACGTTTGCAGAAAGTAGGGATACTGATGCCAGTGTTCAAAAATTATGATGTGTTATCTGCTAATGAATTCAAAAAAAAATTAGATGAAGAAGGTAAAATTAGAAATTATGCAAAAAACCAAATAGAAGATTTTAATGAATCCGATTCTTCTCTGACAAGAATTGAAGTAAATAAATTAGTTAGAGAACTAAATCAAGAAAGAATGGAGAGAATGAAAATAAGTAAACATGCAAAATCTGCGGAAATTTACATCAAAGAACAGAAAGAAAAAGGAAAAAAAGTGGCACAAGAAAAGAAAAAAAAAGCGGCACTTGTTAAACTAGAAGAAAAGGAAAAAACAAAAATACTAAAAGAACAAACAGGCAAGGAAAAAACAAAATATAAAAGAGAACGTTTGCAGAAAGTAGGGATACTGATGCCAGTGTTCAAAAATTATGATGTGTTATCTGCTAATGAATTTGTAAAACAACTATGTAGAGAAGGTATAATTAGAAAAAATGCAAAAAAACAAATAGAAGATTTTAATGAATCCAATTCTTCTCTGACAAGATGTGAAGTAAATAAATTAGTTAGAGAACTAAATCAAGAAAGAATGGATAGAATAAAAGCAAGAAGAGCAAAAATAAAACAATGCGAATTTAAGACCCCAAAAAGAGAACTTATAAATAAAGTAACAGAACAAAAAGAAAAAATATCAAAACTCGAAAAAAAACTTAATCAAACAAGAAATTCAATAAGAAAAGCATTAAATGAATAATTTTATATATATTATACAAATGACTATTTGGAAAGTTACTATCCAGTTTTTTTTCAAAAGAACCAATTTGGATAGAACAAAAAAAGAGGAACCAAATCCCACAAAAAAACAACTTGATGCGTACATGAGAAAAGGTTCAAAGTACAAACAATATTTAGAAGATATGTATATGTATGGTGATTATGGAGAAATGCCTAAAAAAATAAAATATAGAAATGGTGGGAAATTGTCTTATGAATTATCAAATACTCCTATGATGTACAATTATAATACCAAGTCAAAAATACCTGTTTTTCCTACAGCAAAAAGTGTAGTAGATTATATAATGGGAGACTCATTTGAGGACGGTTTGTTTGAAGGTGAACCTGGAAGTGCTGGTATTTATCCAACAAAAAATAAATATAAAAATAATGGAAGCCCAAATAAATATTATGAAGAACTTGGTGTAATTGATTGTCGTAAAAAAGCAACTATCATTGTAAAAAAGAAAAAAGAAATTCTTGCAAGTGTTAAATTATAAGCATTTTTTTACCACCAAAAATCTTTTGTAAGTCTCTGAGGGAAAATATAGGTTTATCTATTATATGTTGTTTATGAGACTTGCGTGTTTTATGAAAACTCTTAAGTATATTATCTAAATTCAAATTGTTATTATTAGAAGTTTGTGATGGAGGCTTATGTTGAACACATGGGGAATCTTTATAATTCATTCCAACAATTTTTTGAGTTTTTTTGGTTTTTTTTGAACGTGGCATTATGTAAAGTTAGTATTTATTTTTTTTTATGGATTGATATACATTTAAAACATGGTGACCATATATTGTCATCATTTTTATAAAATCCAGCAGTTTCAATAATGATATCGCATTGATTGCCAATTTTCAAACAATCTGAATTTGTAAGTTCTATCCATTTAAGTTCATATCTATTATATCTGTATGGTAATTTAATAAATATTATTGAATCAGCTTCTATACTATTCTTATAAAAACCTAATGTAGTTCCTAATTTATCGATTGAATGGAATCTATTTTTTTGCTCATCATCAATATTAACTTTGATATAGTGTTTTTTGTTGTGTATGATGACATCACTTGCAAAGGTAGAATTTGGTAAATGTATGGAAAATTTGTCAAAAGTTGCATAAGAATTTTTGTTACTTCTAATGAACATAATTAATTATATGATAAAGTAAACTTAAGTAATTTATTGTGTAATTAGATATCTTGGTATAAAAAATAATAATTATACATAGATTATAGTATAAAATGCCTATAAATATTTATGTAAATGGAATTGGTGGATTGGGTAATTGTTTATTTCAAATTAGCACTGCAATTTACTATAAAGAAATGTTTGGAGGAAATATTTTATTAAATAATAACAATAAAATTAAATTTGGAACTAGTAATAAATTTGGTAGAAAACAAAATGTAATAAAATTAGGCAAAGATATACCATATACTGAAACTATATTCAAATGTTTTGATATGTGTAAAAAAGGAAAAAAAAACTGTATAAAAATACATAATGATAATACAAATAATAAAATAGTTCCAAGTAAAAATATTTTGATAAGTGGTTACTGTCAGAATATTCATCTTTTTGAAGAATATTTACATAAAGTACCACAATATTTAAATCTAAATGATCCAACTATAATAAATTACATTAAATCAAAATATGAAAATATTGAACAAGGTATATTTATTGGATTAAGGGTTGGTGATGATTTTAAACATATGAAGAAAATTACGCGTAAATCGTATCAAAATGCTCTAGAAAAATTAAAATATATGAATATAAATATTGACAATTTATTTGTTGTATCGGATGTAGATGATGCATGGGTTGATAAATTTGATTTACAAAATCTATACCCAGCAACATTTATTAATGAAAATGATATTACTCAGATATATGTTGGATTAATGTGTAAGCATTATATTTTATCTGAAAGCACTTTTCATTTATGGATAGCATATTTAGGGACTATAAATAATATTGACAAAAAAGTAATAGTGTTTAAAGATACGGATTTAACCAATCGTCCATTATCTTTAGATAACTGGATTAAAGTTGATTTATATTGAATATACGAATTTTTGTTACTTCTAATGAAAATTATTAATTAGAAAATTTAACTCTGGTAAATGTAATCTCACAAATTCTATAAAAGAGAGAATAAAAAAGGATATGGCAAACTATCATTCAAAAGGAGGCTATTATTCATTTAAAAAAAGATGTACACCAGAGTCAATAAGTAAAAATAAACAAGTTAAATGGAAAAAATCCAGTACTCACTTAATTCCCAAAACTGGTAAACCAGGTCGTTATCCACCACATATTGGTCCAAAAAGAGTATCTAGGGCAGAATTTTATAAACATTTGCAAAATAAGCTTGCAAAGTTAAACAAGTGAAATTAGTGAATGTACAAAAAAATTAGGACAAAGTTTTGAGATAGCATGTAAAATGATTAAAAATTGCATTGAATATGATATCGTGAAATTAGCGAGAAAAATATCATAAAGATGTATATGTTTGAAGATATACTAGTAAATGGGGATATAAATTTCAAAAAACTTGCATACTATGGTGAATCAAACCATCGTTTTTTGATGAATGTATGTATGTCTATTGAACAATTAGATGAAAATTGTGATGATAAGACGTTATTACGCAATTTTTGTGCGTTATATTATTTATTGAATAAATATTCAGAATTAAAAGAAAATTCTGATATTTTAGCTGTGTTTGATGATAGTATTTTTGAAAGTTCTATAAATTGGATGAAAGATTTATATAATATTTTCTATGAACAAAAAGAATGTGACTTTTATTTCATTGCAAATGGAGGATTATCTTTGTTTTTTTATGAAAATAGTGAAGATGCAATAACCAGATGTATGAATTTAGAGAATAATGCAATTAAAATAGATATTATTTGGACTAATGAAGAGTTTGTTACAAAACATACAAAGATACCATTATTTGATATTATAAAATACACATTTAAATGTAAACATTTGATTCTAAACTTATGCATAATATTTGATAAAAAGGTGATAGAAAATTTCATTGAAAGTATTAAAGAAGTTTCAATATCAACAAATTTAGAAGTTGCATGTAGTAATGAACATAGTCTAGGATATCTGAGAGAATTATCAAGAGAGATTAAACTTGGATATTATACTGCAAATGCACATGAGGATAATTTTAGATGTGTAGTAAATAAATTTGAATTATCATTTATATGTATAGATATAATGGCATTAAGTCCAATGATGGTTGATTTTTTGCATTTGATTAAATGTAAAACATACTCATATATAGGGAATTCAAAAAATGAAAGAAACTTTATGAAACTTTGTAATGTAGATGGAATTATAACAGATTGTCCACTTAAAGAATTGTTTAATTAATTATATATAGATATATATCAATTCATGAATGATAAAGAGGAGTACGAAGAGCATAATTATGATAATGAATATGAGGAGATCATATTTGACAATGGGAATATATGTGTTGAAACTAAGAATGAGACAGAGGATATATCATTTGATCAATTGCCAGATCATTGGATTTCAGAGAATAGTGATGGAATTTATGAAATGTATATGGATATAAAAGAACAAAGTAAAATGACTACTTTATTTAATCAAATGTTATTTGCAGATTTATGTGTATTTCTTGATGAAATGCATTATAATCTGTATCCGGATACTTGTTTTTGGTGTTGGGATGTTGTTAATGAATATGTGTTTAAAAGTAATAAGATACGTCCAAAATTTAATCAATGGGCGCAACATTTTTTAATTGAACTATTTGATTTATTTTTGTATTTAGAATATATTTATTCATATAAGCTTGGTGGTTTTGAGGTTTTTATGGATTTTGCATATCAATATAGCAGTTCAAATATGATTATTGAAAACTAAAATGAATTATATAGTATGGCAAGTAGTAGTAATAGTAATAGTAGTGGTGCCTATAAAAAATATTTATCAAGTGCAAATGAAACTAATAATAATGAAAAAAAAAATTTTACCAAATACAAATGTTTGGAAGGAAGGAAAAATGAAGCACACGAATTAAAACAAGGCTTAGAGAACCATTATCATTTACCACTTCAAGAAGAAGCAAAGGTTGCTCAATATGTAGAACTTATTCATGAGGAAATGCTTCCAATGCATAATATGGAAGCTAAAAGACCATACCAGTGGATTAATCCAGTTGTTGGAGTATATAAGGAAATTAGGAAAGAAAGAGTGAAGAATTTTAGAAGAAAAAAAGGTGAATCAAATACCCCACCACAAGCACAACTTTCTGCAAAAGAACATGCTAAAAAAAAGAAAGAATATCAATCAGCAATGAAAGGATTAAAAATGCATATAATTGTTGGATGTATTTTAAGGTGTGTGCTTATACAGAATAATTCGGCTGTTCCAATTCGCATTCTATTGCATTTTTTAAATAGTGCATTGAAACGGTGGAGTTCTACAACTAAAAATGAAAAAACACCAATAACATTAAGAGTTTTTGATCAATATAGAACAAATTCATCAAAAGGTATAATGACAATAATTAATAAACAAATGCCCAAATGTTACCTTAAGGAAAAACCTGAGAACTTAGTGTCATTTACAGGATATAGAATTCTAGGTCTTTGTCGCAAAGATGTATTAAGAGCACAACGATTAGCACGTAATATTGTTCCTGACTTTGAAGACATTACATCTTCTGGTGATATTGCAATTGGAGCATTATTTTGTGTATTAGTGTCATTAAATCTTCATAATGAACCTATAGTTAATATATTGGGTCTTTCAAAAGCAAAATTGAAAACATTATATACAGTTTTTAAAGATTCCACTAATTCTGCAGTTCAAAAAGACATGCAAACAAATGTATGTCCAAATTCTTTGTTCACCAAAAAGAAACCTAGTTCCAGAAAATAATAAATTATTCTTACAAATGTATGGTTCATAATTTAAGTTATATAGCAACTCTCACAACCTGTTTGCATTTGAGAGGAAAATTACAACAAACAATAAATTGTCTAAATCATTTATTTAAACATGAGGAAGAACTTAAAGAAAGTATAATTGTAGTTAATGAATATAGTGATAATAGCAGTGAGTATATTGCAAAATTGAAAGAGCACTTCAAAGATTTGCAGATTATTCAAAAAAGCAAAGAACACACTGGACAAGCATATTCAATAAATATTATTTTGAATATGTTAAAGGAAAGACAACCTAAATATTGGTTACATTGGGAAGAAAGTTGGATTACTAGTGACTCTTTTTTAACTGAGGCTTTACAAATAATGGATAATAATGATGATATAGGCCAACTACAAATTGCTAAAGGATGGCAAGGTTTGACAGATTTACCACAAGATAATTCTGGTATAGCATACATAAATGAAAAAACAATTAAACATATACGTGACAGATTAGGAATGATTCCTATTAAACATGGACGATGGAAGAAAAAACCCTGGCCACTTTATTCATTACAACCTGGAATTGATAGAGTTTCTGTAACACTTTCTGCAGGTTATTTTAACCCTTATCAAAACAGAAATCCAAAAGGAAAAGTTGATGGCTCAGAATTCAATTTTTCCCATCGTTGGTTTTGTAAAGGTTACAAAAAAGCCGTTTTGTATCCATATAAAGTGACTCGCGATAAAACACATATATCATCTAAAACACTTTTACGTTCAAGATAATTGTGTCCTATATTTTCTACTAAGTTCATTAGGTTTTCGTGGCCACGTTCCTCCTTTTTTAAGTCTTTGTGTCCTCCTATAGCTTCCTTCTTTTAGAAGTGTTTTATATGCTTTTGGTGCTGCAGCTCGTCTTGCGTTTACTTTATTCATAAGTACTTCTGCTGCCGTTTTTGCTATTTTTCCTCCTAGTACTCTTGCTGAATGTGCTCTTCGTGGTGCTCTTGGTGCTCTTGGTGGTCTTGGTGGTTGTGCACTTGGTGCTGTTATTGATGATTGATTTAGTCGTAGAGGTGGTCTTCTTACTTGTCCTCTTGATGCATTTGCTGAATGTGGTCTTGGTGGTTGTGCACTTGGTGCTGTTATTGATGATTGATTTAGTCGTAGAGGTGGTCTTCTTACTTGTCCTCTTGATGCATTTGCTGAATGTGGTCTTGGTCTTAGAATAGCATCTTGAATAAACATTGTTTTAAAGGTGTTAAAACTCATAGGGTTGTTTTTGTGTAGTCGTGGTGGTTCATCATATTCGATTGTTCTTATTTTGTTTTCGATCTCTCTCATGTCAAAGCTATAACGATACATATCATAAAGTTCTTTTGGTGTCATCACTCCATTTTGATAATAACGGAGAATATAACTTGCAAAGCTAGCTGATAATGCATACATATTTTTTTTTAAATTAGATGGGTTTCTATATCCTATTGCACGAACTGGTGTTCCAGGAGGTGATTTATTATTTAATGCCATATATGTAATAAAACAATTTTTTTATTTTACCTAAAGACTGAAAAAAATATTAAATCAATGGAAGAATATTTAGTATTATTTGAGGAATGTGTAAGAAAAGAATTAAGAAATGCGATAAGAGATATAAAACCCAGATGTCAAGCGAAATGTGAAGGAAAATATTGCAATAAGGTTGCGTTATATAACAATAAGAAAACATGCAAGAAACATTTGAATTATAAATTTAATGAATGTAAAATTGTGAAGTATCATAATCATTTACCTGGTGAGATAGGAGTAAATTGTGAGTTATGCAATTTGTGCACGGATGATTGCTTTAATAGTGCCGAATGTATTATATAATTGAGTGATACATAAACAACAAGATTTACAAGTAGGAATAGCTTTATAACGTATATATAATGTTAAATGTCCTAATGCACGTAATATCAATGCTTGACCAAGCAATATAAATGCATAATCTTTAAATGACAACTCAACACCAAGATAATCCAATACATCGTTTCCAGAAGTGAATGTACAAACATTATCACTATCACAATTTAACTGTTCATCATAATATACGGTTTTTATCAATGCTTGAAAGGCATAATTAAAGGTACTTATATTTTCTAATGCAATATAATAATCTGGAACACTATCATTATTGATGAAAAATCCACCAACAAGCATTGCAGGTAATATCAACATATTACCAATAATCATAACCACTGTTGGGTCATCTGCCATAGTAGAAATGAAATATCCAAATGATGAGAATACATTACTTGTTAATAAAAGATAACCGACAAAAAGTACATTATGTTTAGGTGAAGGACATAAATTAGTTAATGGTAATGCGATTGCTGAAAATAAACATATGATAAACAGTTGTACTGGCAAGTCAGCAGTTGTTTTACCCCAATAATATGGACCAATGCGATATAAACGTTTGCTGTATTCTTGTTGAAATGTTTTTAATTGTAAAGGAAAACTTTGGATGACGCTGAAAAAGATGCTCATCATTTGATTTACAATGATGAAAAACACACAGCCATTTTTGTTTTGAATTGCAAGCTGACTATTATCTAGATCATAATATAATGTTCCTACAATAAATCCAGAAATGATTGCTTGTAATATTCGTGATTTAGTTATAATTGGCTGTCGATAGGCATCACGAAATGAGCGTTTGAATATATAAAAGTATTCTAGTAACAATAATATACGTTTTTTTCGGATATACTCAGATTTATCATCATCCATTATGACAACAACATTTTGCACATGATATTGACCGATTTTCTCACTACTAATTTGGTCTATTAAAAAGTCTGCAGGATTTGTATACATTGGGCATTTGATACCTTGTTCTATACAGTGATCGACAATACCATTTGGATCTCCATTATAATACAATGAACCTTTATGAATAAAGTATACATTATCAAATGCGAGAAATATATCTAATGATGGTTGATGTATGCTACATATGATAATTTTATCAGATTTTATAGAATGTAAGACATCCATAATACTACTTGCCAAGAGAGAGTCTAATGAGGTTGTTGGTTCATCCAATATAAATACAGGGTTGGCGTTTGCCAATTCAACTGCAATACTTAAACGCTTTATTTCACCAGTTGATAATGTATTTACACGTTGATCCAAAAGTGTTTCAAACTTAACCATGCGAATAATCTCTAGCATTTCTTCTTTAATTCTGCGTCTCATTCTACAATTAAATTCTAATGTTTCATATACAGTTAAAGTATCCATAACATATTCATGTTGAAATACATATGAGATTTCTTTTTTATTAATTTGTCGTCCATTCAATGTTACATTTTGATAGTATAATAAATTATAATATATTGCGTTTAACATTGTAGACTTGCCAGAACCGGATGGACCCATTAGAGCCATTATTTGATTAGTGCGAGTTGATCCGGATAGATTATTGAGTATTTGATAATCAAGATTTTCCCAACATAGAACACCCATTTACCATTTGCAAGGATTTAATTCTTAATATACTTTAATGTCACCGATGTCACCTTTATCAAAAATGAAACTAATGCGTGAATTAGGGCTAGAATCTAATAGAACAAGTCCTAATTTTTCAATGAATCATATGGAAAATTATTTTACACAAGATATGTCTAAAAAAAATAAAATAAAACTAATGATAACTGCGGGAATTTATAATATAAATGATGATAATGTGATTGATGTAATTAGAAGTAATTGGTATGCAGGTAGAAATGCTAAAACACCAGAAAAACTTGTAAAAGAGGCACGAAAAGATAGAATGAAAAAAAAGGTTTCAAGTATTAAATTTAAACAAAGTAAAAATGTTCCAACAAAAAAAAATCTAATAAAAAAGAAATTAAAAATGAAAGTGAAATCTGTGAAATCTGTGAAAGATGAAAGTGAAAATGAAAATAATAATGCATGGACAGATGCTAAAAAAAACTGCAAAGCTGCATTTAACACAGTAAAAAAATTAGGATTAGCAAAGTATCGTCGTAAAAAAAGAAAATGAATGAATTATGATGAATGAACGTCTAATAATTTGGGCAATTGTATAGGTTTACTTTTATATTGATGACAATAGCAATGTATTCTCCCAGATATTTTATAATTATGACTAAAACATTTTTGATAAAGTTCATTATGTGAATTGATTACAAAATAAACATGATTATTTTTGTGTTCATCATTGATATTTGTACAGAACTTAGAATCTACTGATAAACATTTAATACCATTATTGAATGATTTTATTTTAATAGAAGAAATTTCACTATATTTTGGATGAATTTTTGTCAAATATTTTAAGATATCACTATGAAAAGTGAGAGAATTAGATGTAGATGATAAAGAAGTATTGATTGTAAATATTCTAACAATACTATGTCGGAAATCATCTAAAGTTAATTTATCAGATATAGATGATTTGATGGGAATATACCAACGATTTTGCCATGAACCATTTGTGAATTTATCTGAATAAATCATTCGTATACCGGTTTTATAAACAGAAATATCTATGCAGTGTTTTCGGTGAATAGGTAGCATATCAATAATTTGTTTGCAAGTAGAAATACATTCATCACATGTGAATTGTACATTATAAATTATATGAAATCCATTTGAATCAGAAGATGTATATATATATGGTGTTGTAATTTTCATAATATTGTTGGCTGCAGTAAGAATATCATCAATATTATTTGTATTATCAATATCAAGGAAAAAACGCATTGTACAATTATGACCTAATTTTTCGATTAATGATATTTGTTCACCTTGATTAATATATTGAATATATTGATGGTAAAATAAGACTAATTTGTCATTAGGTACTGAAAGTATTCCTCCATCCATAAATAAATGTGTAGATGTAGATGCATTTTTTGTAAACAAATTATTTGAAGCACAGAATTTTTTAAACATATAATTTCAAATATTTGAAGTCTTTAAGTAAATTATAAAAAAACAGTAGTTTCTGATATGCAATGTTCATGTACGGCAATATAAACTTTTGCAAGTTTAAGTATGAAATCGTCAAGTTTAATAGTCATATTAGCATTATAATTATTTAAAAAACTTATTAACAATTCAGACTTAATTATTGAACATTTTAAATGACCTGTATCAACTTGGAGTAAAGCTGAATTTGGATTTTCATTTATCCAAAACTGTACAATTTCATTACTTATTTGTTGATTATTTTTAGTTGCATCAATATAATTCATATCAGAAGCAATAATTTTTGCGCAAATCATTGAATTATTGTTAGCATCATTATTAGAATGTTCTATTAATTTATTAATTTTTGTAAAATCGGGTATAATTTTATTTGTTAAGAATAATAATTTTTCGGTTTTTGCTACAAAATTTTCAAATTCTTTATTAAAAGTCATTTCTGTATGATTAAGCAAATGAATTTCATAATTATTACTCTTAACACTATTAGTTATAAAATTTGTCCAATTTAATAACCATTTATTACTGAAACTTTCACCAATAACATAAATTCCAATTTTCATTATTTATTAAAAATATTAAATCTTTAATATAATAACTTAAAGAGAATAATGATATAAGGGCAAAGGCAAGAATGGATGCATTACAAGTGAAAAATGCAATGAATACATATTATTTGAAACTATTGGATAAATTTTATGACTATATAGCAATTAATTACATTGAGTTTATAACTAAAGAATATAATTTAGATATAGATGAGGTACGCAAGAAATGTGAGCCACTCAAAGCAGAGATTCTATCTAAAGCAAAAGAAAATTGTGAGCAAAATACAGAATATAAGAAAATGACACCAAAGACAAAACCATCAACAAGTTATGTGGATGAATCAAAATATGGTAAACTGTCTCGTGCAGAGTTATGTCAGATGTGCAAAGATAACAATTTAAGAATGCGTCGTAGCAACAAAGATATGATTGAATCATTGAAGGAAAAATTTGGTGAAGAACCACCAGAGCAAACTACAGATAATGTTGAATGTCCTCAAACTCCACAAAGAAATGATGAGATTCATCGTGAAACTATTGATGGTGATGATGATGATGATGAATAAATAATTTAAATATTTACAACTTTATAATATTAACATGGCTGCATCCTTATTAGCAGTAAGTGCACTTTATTTTGCACGTGTAAGCAGTATAAACCCAAAACTAAAAACCAAAGTTCCAAAAATATTTTTAGGATTAAGAGCAATGACATTATCAAACAGTGTTTTATTAGAGATCTTTACAATTTGAGAAATTTTATCTAAACATTCAAAAATAAAAAATGTTATGTTTATTATAATGGAAAGATATTTTGTAGTTACAAACGTACGTAAGTCAGCACAAAAGAAAAAAGGTGTTAAAGAAAGTACAAAATTTGACAAAACCGCAACATACAAAGGTACTCATGAACGTGCTGCTCGCAAGGCATTTAGTAGTTTATGTAATACGAAAAAAATTAGTGGTAGATGTGCTTTGAATATAACTGTTAAAGAAGTGGATCGTAAAAAAGACCCAGTAACATATGCTGATGGTAGAATTAAAGAGAAAACCTATTCATTAAGACGACAAAAATTGAAAACACCTATAGAGATAGAGAGAGGGGGAAAATTAGTAACATATGAATGGAAAACTGTTTCTCGAAAAACACGAAATGTATGTACTAAAAAGAGTAAGTTGCGTCGTTGTAAAAAATAAATCAGTTAATTAGAGTGATCAAAGGCATCAGTAATTGTTGTAATTTTATATATTTTTGTCAATTATATACTTACTATAATTAGTTTTTTCCTAAATATATATTTTCTCAATCTCATTAATAATATTTAATAATGTTTTTTCAAAATTTTTAGTATCATTTATATAATCATCGAATGCTTTTTTACGCATACTATCAATATCTCTAAAATTCATATTTAATAATTTGTACATTATATCTTCTATTTCTTTAATACCTATAATATATCCATTACCAAATAATTGAACTTTTTCAGATTTAATAGGGTTTATCAGTAAGCCACTATTATGTTTTACAAGTTCATTCATAGGTGGTGCATTAGTTGTAATTATTAAAGAACTCATTAGACGGCCTTCATTAATATAATGTCCAAATCCTTCACAATAACTTGGACATATATGAACCATACATGTATTTTGCAATTTATATAATTCTTCATTAGACAATTCGTATTGATACAGTATTATATTATTAATAAAAATAGGTTTATGTAAATCAATAACACTTCGACAAACAATATGTAGTATTGGCCATTCTGGGTGTTTAAGCCATGCATCTATTAAGATTTGTGTATTTTTATACATGGAAGTACCTTTAACATGTAAGAATTCAAATCGTTTTTGGTATTTTTTATTCTCAATTGTGTGGAGTAATGAAGTCATTCCACAATAAACTGATTTAGAATGAATCAACTTGGACATTATTTCAAATGAATGATGTGTTTTACATAGAATTGTATGTAAATGATTGTGATAAAGTAAGTGAGTATCACTATTAGTAAGCCATTCAACATTAGGTACAAACATACAACAAGTATATTTTTCCAAGTAGTTCTCTAGGATATGTTCTAAAAATACAATAATATCAAAATGCATTTCTAAATTGGCATTAAAATGAACTATGTATTTGTGTTTCATAAATATGGATGCAAATACATTAGCATCATGTGTTAAGCCATTGGATTTTGAAAATATTATATTAATATGATTATTCATACTTAAAATAATATTTTATTCAATGAAATATATGTATGATATATTTTTATGTGTTAGAGATAATAGTGATACTTTATTAGATACATTTAAATGTTTTGAAGAATGTGAAAAAGCAGGGTTTGAATTTACATATTACATATATGAAAATGATTCAGTAGATGAAACAGCTAAGATTGTTACTAATTTTATGAAAAATAAAAAAGGAATTTTTAAATCAGATAAATTAAATACAAAAAAATTTAATCATGTTACATCCAAAGATAGGATTAAGAATATGGTATTATATAGAAATAATTGTAAAAATCTATGTAATAATTTTAATAAATATGCAATAGTAATAGATACAAATATTACTTTTTCTATTGAAACATTACTTAAGATTAAGAATGTATTAGATGATGATGAGTATAATGTATGTGGATGTGCATATGGGATTGATGAAAATAATAAATATTATGATGTATATGCATTTAAATCATTAAGAAACAAAAAGAATATTGACTACTCAACTGGGTCATTTATAAATGTGAATAGTGCATTTGGAGGTATTTGTATAATTCGCAGTTATGCATATCATAAATGTCATTATGGAATTCCAATGAATAATGAGGATAATGAACATGTATTTTTATGTCATGAGTTGCAAAAATATGGTAACATCATAATTGTGAAACAAGCATTATGCACATGGAAAAGAGATTAAAGAATATGTATTAAGTATGAATTATGTCGTATAATTTAAAGTCTGCTTTAAATGTAAATAAATATTATGAAAAGTTGAAATCTGAACCAATAAATGTACGATTAACAAAATTAAAAGAGCATATTAAAAATGGTGAAATTACTGAAAAAGAATTAAAACAATGGACATTATTCAATAAAATTACTTTGAAATATAAAAACAAGTATATGATTAATGACGATTATATATATTTTTAATTATACCACGTGATATAGCTTCACGTTCTAATAGGAATCTTAGTTGTTCTTTTGTTTGAGCATCAGCACGATTCCATATATATTTGAATAATTGAAGTTTTTCATATTTATCCATTAAATTATGTGATATAATAATCTAGAGCTTTGGATAAATCATGAATATCACATTTTGTGAAATCATATCCTGTGACTTCTTTAACAATAACGCGTGCATCCACAAATGTATTTAACGCAGGATTATAGCTAGCAATGAAAAACTTTTTCATAAATCTAACGAATGACATTATTTTTTGTTTATTCACAGTCCCTTCATGACTGCGTATTTCAATAGTTCCTTTACGATTTACTTTATTTAATTGTAAATTTGTTAAATTGACAACACTATTGCGTCCGTTTGAAAGATTGATATTATGATATTTACCTTTTGGATATATTTTTGTAGATCCATAATTTTTTCTAGTTGGATTAAATAATGATATGAGATAATTTAATGTAATTGTATTATTACATAAATCAAGATTATTAAATTCTTTTATTTTATTGTTGTATTTTAAGTTATCCATTAAAGAACGTGCATGTGGAGTAGAAAGTCTGTTTGGATGGTGTCTAGAAAGAATCAATTTTTCAAAAACAACCCAATTAACACAAAAAGCTGCAACCCATTGAGTTCCAAAGGAAACATTTGCAATTAATGGCAATTGTAAATATTTGTTACTCAGATGTATATGAAAACCTTGGGTTTGATTTATAGTGTAAATAGCATTCAAACGATGTAATTTTGTTAGAAAATTACTTAATGATTTATATGTAATCAAAACAGGGCTGACAATTTCAATTGGATACATAGCTTTTAATGTATGATTAGTAGCAGTTGATTCTATATTTTTCAAAGAAACACCAAAGCGATTTTTACCACTACATAAAACACTATCATCTTTCATAACTGTCCAATTTTTTGATACTGTTTTTGAATGTGAAAAAGTGATATTAATTTGTTGTGATTGTAACAAATTTACAAATTTTTTTATTGGAAGATTAACACATAATTCTAATTCAACCCCAAATGTTATCATATATTATTACTTATTAAAATATAAATACTGTTGGAATATTATGTGATTTGAAATACTGAATAGCCATTTTTTTATTATGAGTTTTTTCAATAGAATTTTGAAATCCATTATTACTATGAATAATATGAGCATTTAATCCCGGAATGTCCCATTGTTTTGCTATTTTATAATCAACTGATTCATTACTATTTGAAATTACATGACGAAGAACAAGATCCCAATAAGGTTTTCCAATATACATTGGTGGCATTTTGTGACTATATGATTTCCACCATTGAACTGGTATGATAAACAGATCAACTCCACTGAACCATTTGCCTTTATTCATTATATTAGATTTATCTAGACATTGAGGAATTGAATGGAAATCCCGGCGAAAACTAAACATTGGCCATTTACTCAATCCAACAGTATTGTTCAAATCTTTTTCAAAATCATTGCAAAATAAGATGTCAGCATTAGAATATACTATATATTTTGAATCTGTAATATCATATGTTTCAATACACTTATTAATCAACTCATTAAATATAGGTAGTCTGTTATCTGATTGAATATAAGCAGGAACAAATGTTTCTGTATAATTTGAACGCCAAGTGTCAGATGCTAAAGCAATTCTATTAAGTGTTTCATTATCATCTGGCTGGTATTTAGATACAAGGTGATAATAGTTTGCATATTTGTAATTAAAGCATTGTGTCCAATTTATTGTTGTATATATTGAAGTTGTGAACATTTGTTTATATTCTAATTGTAATTCTTGTTGTAAATGTTCAAAAGACTCAAATCCAGCTGCAATGAGTTTTGAGTGATGATATACACCTCCTCCGTCAATATTTCCCATTTCTTTCATATAGATATTGCGTACACCTTCTACTATATTTTTAGATGGAATGATATTCATACATTTATATTCAGGTGAATTTTCCAATTGTGTTTGCAATCTTAAAAATATATTAGTTGGTAATCGTTCAACACATCCATATTTAGTGATTGCTTCTATATCAGGTTCCCTTTCAAGTATATTTAAGTATAAATCACGTGTTGTCATACATGATTAATTTATTTTATTATAATATAATGACTTTACCTAAATTAGCAAATACATTTCTTCAAATAGTGAAAGAAAATAAGATTGTTATATTGGTTTTATTTCTGACTGCCTTTATTTCTTATACTATAGGACAAAATACTAAAAAAAGAGTTGAATTATTCACGGTTGATGATAATAAGATAAGGCTGATGTTATTAAAATTATTCAATAAACTTACTGATGTGGCAGGCAAATCAACAGTTCCAAGAGACAAACTAGATAAATTTATAAAAATATTTGAACCTAATGGAAAATTATTTCAGAAATTGAAAAGAGAATGGTTAATAAAGGTTGAAAATAAATTTAAGAAAATTGAAGAAATGGTACTTCAAATGGTTGATATTCCCTTACTAAAATCTGATAACGAAGAAAAATTTGAAGATATTGAAGAATCTATAGAGACAAAATTGGATGCTATGAGAGCGGAATATTTTGCAGCTTTTAGTTCTAGATTTGAAGAAGTTGTGTCAAATCAGTTTATAACTAACATTCTAAAGCCTTTAGCAAATTACAAAGCAAGCATGCCATCAAGCAAAGATCGTATTGAATATGCACTAAATGTTTTGTTAACGAACTTGATGTTGGATGTTGAAGATGATTCTTCTAGTAAGAAAATGAAAAAATATTTAAGAAAAAAATATTCAAGTAAATTTAAAAAAGACGTTAAGAATATAGGGCGGCGACGGGGACCTAGTAAAAACTAGGTAGATTATGATGTATATGATATTATATAAGATATATTACATCATTAGAAGCAATATATATTTCAGGTACAAACTTATTAATATAGTCTTTAAGTATACTAATAGAGGTATAATTCAAATATTCATATAGATCAGCAAGGTATATATTATCGGATTCTAATTTACGTTGTTCATCTAAAGTTTTCATAGCCTGTAGTACGAATGTTTTTTTCAAACGGACGCGTTTTTGGGAACTAACATAACCAATAAGAAAAATGCGTTGATTATCTGCGATTTCTTCAAAGATTTTATCATTGCTTACTATGACAATAATACAATCATTTGATGTAGACAATAATTTACCAATATGAACTAAAATACGGGCATCACTGGCATTTTTGTTAGTAGTTTTACTACAATGAATTCTGATGTTTGCAGTTTTAAGAGATGAATGTTTGATTATAATATTTGTTTGACAAAATACATCTGGTATATAATTTGACCCAAAACGTAAATCTACATTATCTTTAATATGCGAAACAAATGTATCATATTGAATATTATCACCATCTAAAAGTACATGAAGCATATTGAATTTAAACAAATGTTGTAATAGTGTTTAAGTGTTACTTAAACAAAATAAAACAAATATAGTATGAGTTTTTCAAACTCCACACAGATTGCGGTTGATATTGCTATATGTATTGAAAGGGTTGCAAAGTATATTGAGAATAAATCACAGAAGATTGCTAAAAATGCAAGAGGTGTATTAATGTGTCAGGAAGATTTGAATGAGCTTGAGCTTATTTTCAAACAGTTGAGTGAATTGTCAGAGAAGGTTGCAAAAAATGAGGAAGTATTGGCAAGAGAAACAATGGAAAATTGTCGTCTAAATGGTAAAGTGGAATATATGACGCAAGTTTTACAATTGTGTTATAATGATTACAAAAATCATAAACGTGAAGATGCTGTTACATATTTGAATATTGCATTAAGTAACACTTAAAGAGAAATAAGATGAATTGTGTAAATGGCGTGGATTCCGAAACCTGGAAGTTTTCATTATGGGAAAACAGAGAAGGATTATAGAAATTTGTTGGGATTGTATGATATATACATATTAAAGCCAGCACCTATAGAAGAATTAAAGAAAGCTGCACTTGCTGATGGATATCCACCTGAGAAGGTTGAAAGATTCAAGTATAAACCTGAATCGTATTATTTAGAAATATTGAGATTAATACAAAGGAGAAGAAATAAGATTAATCACAATGTTATAAAAAAAGTAATAATAGAAGATGAAGATGCAGATGATAATGATATAGACTTAAATGAAACGATGGATATTGATTTGTTTCAAAGTGATGAAGAGGAAGAATATAAAGAGAATGATGATGATTAATTATCTAAGGATGTATAGTTTGTATATGCAAACATTTATTTAATAAGGTATTCCATCTCCAAAGGGTAAAATGGAGGTGTTGTAAAGTCAATCTAGAGTTCAATATGTTTTGAAGATTATGACTTGAGCCTGATATTTCGCGCATGTATAATGTTTTAAACATATATAAAGTATTATTTTTGTTGTGAGTAAGGTTTAGCAGCATAAGGGTTATCTGAAAGTTGATTTACAGCAATACTATATTGATTATGTGAGTTTAATACTGGAATTTTAGGAGCAACTTGAATTTGCCCTTGTTGATCAACAGTTTTAATTTTATTATGTGCTTTAAGGTTTGATATTTCTTGTACATTACAGTCGGGTCTATATTCAGTATTAATGATATCAGGATCAGAAACTAGGTTCATTCTGCCACTGCCTGGAGTATAAGGTACGCCCATTTCTTCACGTTGATAATACGGTGAAGAATTTCTGTAAGTGTGTTGATTTGTTGTACCTTTATGTAAACTTCCTGCAGGTCCTGTGTTAACTTTATTATCAGTAGATTCACGATGAGTCATTGGTATGTGATATTTATGTGTATATTGAGACTTGGCAGAAGATGATAAATGACCATGCAGAGATGTGCTTGTTTCTTCGCGTGATGTAAGAGGAACTTCGTGGTTTGAATTGTCATAAGTAGGTAAGGTTGTTGAAGACTTATGTAAGTGTCCTTGTTGGTTAAATTGTTCTTCTCGCTGTGTACCATTTGCGTTATCTGTATATGTTGATACAGAAGCGTTAACATATGAGTGTGGATTTATGATATCACCACAGTGTTCTCTATCAGTGTGAGTCATGGTATATGTACCAGGTTTATAAGAAGCTTTTGTATATGCTTGATTAATGATAGTACTACATTTTGTAGAATCATAATTGCGAGTGGGATCACTATATTGTTGAGAGCCATTTGTATAAGATGGTCCTGAATTTGTATGAGGTACACATTGTTCACGAATGGAAGGTAGGAAATTGTAATTAGATGGAAATTGGCAACTTGTATATTCTGATTTGGTAGGGAAAACGTGTCTATCATTTATTGTATAATATTTTTCTGGTTTTTGATTATCTTGGATAGTTGGTAATGAATTGCGGTTTGGGGTAATGCTTTTGCCAGGGACGATCCTGCCTCCAAAATTGTTTTTCGTGTAATCGGCAATATTGGTTGGGAGTATTCTGAAGGTGTCGTGAAATCCACCTGATGCTTGAGTTTTGTCATCAACATTGAGTCCTGGTCCGATGTATTGCTTCTCGATAGGTGCAACATTATGCATTTTATTGGTGATAGAATTGATGAATCTATTTGTTCGTTTAGATTCGTCCATATTGACTGGGGCACCATTAATATGACTAATATCTTTTTGAGGTTTAAATAAGTTTTCTTGTTCGCATTTATGTTTAAAAGTAACATCACTTGTTCCTGTAAAATTTTCCATTTTATTTTGAGCATAATTAGTATAATTATTTTCAAAATAAGGATCTGTTCCATATGATCTTGCGGAATAGTAAGGAACATTTATTGAATTTGGGTTAGTATTTTGAATTGGATATTTATTAAGGGGTTTGCAAGATTGTTTTAAAGGTTCACCTGTATTATTATTTCTTGATATTTTACCTGATTTTGATAATTCATATCCTAAAACAGCTAAACTACCAATCAATAACAATTCCATTATACAATTACAAAACATATAATTCTCTAATTTGAACATTGATTACCATATTCTGGTTTAAGTTTTATATATTTACCACATTTAACTACTTGACAATCTTTAGCATAAAGTCGGGTGTTAAAACCACCACGGAATGATTCGTCAATTGCAATGTTAGAGTAAGATTGTGCTTCATGAAGAGGATTTTCAAATCTGTTAATATTTAATCCTGCAAGTTTACTACAACTTCTTCCAACTCTTGTACCTTGAGGCTCAAAAGGTGAAGTATATGTTTCTTTAGGTGGTGGATCATTATAAGTCTTTAATTCCTGAGGTTTCTTAAAGTATGATTCTGGAGGTTCTTGTTTAGTAATATATCTATCTAAACCTATTAAAGATGATTCGCTATCAATTAATGAAACTTTATGATGACGTACGTCACAATTGAAACCTGGTTGTTGTAAGTAAAATCCACTAGAATTACAATTTGATTTATTAGGTATTTGGGATGTATTAATCATATAGTTTCCAATGGAAGTTGGTTGAACTCCATGTAAAGTGTCTGTATTTAATGAAGTGTCCATATATACTGTCATTCAGATTTTAATTTTTAATAATATGTGTATTTAAATCATGTGCACGAGAATTGACATTACAATATGAATTACGAAGATCAGCACGTGTACTAATTGGGCGTACTGTAGAATCTACTGAAAGGATTGGGTCTTCAATTACATCATGAGGTCTGAAATATGTCTCAGTGATTTGTTTGTTACATGTATTTACATCTTCACCATCACGTAATTTTGATTCTATATCGGTAAATGTATAATGACCTAAAGTTTGATTAGGTGCTGTACCAAATAATTCTGTTTGAGGTCGATTAAAATAATTTAATCTTGTAGGTTTCATTCGTAATTCTGTGTCATTATTAATGTTATTTGGTCCTGCGCTACGGTATAATCTATTTTCATTTACAGGGTCTAAAACAAATGTTGCTGGTTTTTGAATAAGAACATTGCGATTTTTAGTAGTATTTTTATCATACATAGCTCTAGTGTTCTGGTTCATTATATATAATTTATGATTTTTTTTTTTGTGAAAAGATTTCAAGTAGTTGCTATTCCAGCTTCGGTACCAGTACAAACTTTGTAATTTTCTTTACATGTTTCTCCTGGATCATAAAGCCATTTTGCAAATCCTACAGAATCATTTGGAATAGTAGTAACAGGATTTGATATAAATTGTCTTTGATTAATTCGTGTAGAAAAAGGGTCATGTTCTTGAAATTGTGGTTTATTATAGAAATTTTTATCAACCGTATCTTCAACTGTCTTATAATAACATGCAGAGCTTCTGTTAGGATTTTCGTAATAATCATCCATTGTAACATTAGCAAATGGATTATGTTTAGTAGGTTTTGTACAATTCTTTACTGTTTTGTTTTCAGCAGTTGGATTATTATGAGCAGGTTGTAATGGTTTCTTAAATCTTTGAGGTATTTTAGAATGTACAAGTAATCCAATAAAAAAAATTATTGATAAACCAATCAATAGTGGATTTGGTTTATTTTTGTATAATGTTAGTATTACTGATGAATATATAATAAATCGTGTGATTGCGTTTAGTTTCTCATTAATAGACATTGTTTTATGTGGCCAAAACTCAAAAAGACGTTCTTTGGTAAATAGTATTTGCAAGTTGTTAAACCAAAAAGGATCCATATTATCTTAATTATTTTTTATATGGAGTATATGTGATTTCAAGACCACAAAAATTTGTGTAATTATCAAATGATTGATATGTATAAACTTTACATTCAATGGCAGCTTTTATTAATAATGAAAAATTATTCCAAAATTTCTCATGATGACCGTAATCTTTAGACATAACATGTGCTAATTCATGCATTAGAACAAAGAATCCAGTATTCATGTCTTCATATTTACCTTGTTTATTGCGAAGACATATTCCAATTTTTTCTCCTTTATTAATACTGTATGCAACTTGATCTTTATATTTAAAACTTTTTTCTTCAATTTCAACATATTGATTATTGAGTAAACGTTTTACTTCATACTTATTTTGATATTTTGAATTAGATTCAAGATAATTACATAAAATGTTTTTACGTTTCACAAGTTCTGCAATCATATTTGCACTTTTTGTTTCTTGAGCTTTTGTTTTTTTTTGAACAAGATATCGTTTGTTGTCAATAGTTGAAACTACATACTTACGTTTTGAAAATGTTCTATTATGAAAAAAAAATAGCAATAACAAAATTATAATAAGGAAGGTGAATAGCTTCATTATAATATTGTAATACTATAAATGTCAGTCATCAATAACTACACTATGACTTTTGAATGTAGATCTTCATAAATTATTTACATGCAGTACCATGTTTACAATACCATTTATTAGCACCCATAAGTTCAAATAAAAGATGTCCAATAAATCCAACAATAAAAACTAACTTCATAGGTTGTTTCTTAGGGAGTAAATGATTAAATCCATAATATAAAAGAGACATAACTACACCGACAACAACAGCTTCGATGATTAAAGATGGTATTGTCATTATAATTACTTAGATTTTGATTTTTTAGATTTAGATTTAGATTTTTTAGGAGTTTCAGGTGTTTGATTGAGAAGACCTCCTAACATACTTTGCATTCCAGATAGTAATGAGTTCATAGATTCAGGATTCATTTGTTCTGTATTACCTTGCATTTGAGAGGCACATTGTTCGGCTACTCCTTCAATAGTTGATAAAAGATTAGCAGGGATATTTGATATTGTAGTTCCCAATAATATTAATGTATTCAAATATTGCCAAATTGCATCTTTAGTTTTATCAGACAGTTCTGGAGTCCACCATTTTTTAACATTAAGTTTTTCCATTAATTCGTGATCAGATTCTAAAAAGAATTTCTCATCTTTTGAAGAAATCAATGAGACATATGGTTGTATATTTGTCATAAATTCTTCTAAAATTTTTCGAGGATTAATTTTTTTCAATGTAATAAAGCTATTGTAATAGACTTTAATTTGTTTTTCTTCTGGGAATGTATTTTTCATTTCACATAAGAATTCATCCATAACAGATGTAAATGCTTGAAGACTTGCCATAATAAATAGTATAAACTATTTCTTAAACATTTAACGCAATTTATTTTTATTTATATATTTATTCCATTCTAAATCCAAGTCAACGTCAAAACGTTCTGCTAATTGAAACATATAACTTAAGACATCCATTATTTCTCCTTCAATATTAATTTTTTTATTGTCTGTAAATTGATTTGTACTTCTGCGGATTGCACTTGCTAATTCCCCTATTTCTTCAATAAGAAACATCCAAAGATGTGGTGTACTTACATCATTCCAACCTTTTGCCTTACAAATTTTTATAGTGGTCATTTTGCATTCATTTAGTGATGCCATTAAGCTATAATATTATATTTAATCATTAGTAGATTCAGACGATTCATCTATGGGGTCTATTTTAGATTCCTGTAAATCAAGTTTACGTTGTTCGAAAAATTCTTTAGCTTTTATTTTTTCATCGGCATGTGCTTTAACAATATTGTTGAGGACTTCATCTTGATATTCTTTGTTTTCAATCATGTCTGTATCTGGTGGTATTGGTAGCCATTTATATAATTCTACAAGGTAAACGTCAAATATTGCATCTTCGACAGAAAGTTTTTTAACATGAAGATTTGCTGCTTCTACAGTTTCAAAAACTCCTCTGATCTTAACTCCACATATATCATTTTTTTGATTAGAGGATGGTGATACAACGGAAATAAGGGCATAATTTTGACCTGGTATAGTAACAGTATCTGGCTTAAGATAATCAATTGGTTCTGTCATTTTACATTTAATAAAACCATTTTCTTAAACTGTTGGTATATATTGCCATTCCATATGTTTACAAATTCTTTTCCAAATACAATCTTGTTGATGTAATTTCTCGCGACTTTTCAGTAGAGGAAAACAAATAAGATATTCATCTTTTTCAAGTAATTCACAAAACTTGTATAAACAATAACTATAACTTAAAAAATTTGATCTAACTTTGGGTTTATATAATTCAAAAGGTTCTTGAATATCTCTAAACATACTACGTAAAGTTTCTTCTAAAGAAGGTGGCATTTTTAAAGGTTCTATACCATTTAGTAAATTAGTTATATGTGGAACATGTTCATAAAATTTATTATAGTTTAATTTTTTAAGGTACAATTTAACCTTATTGGGGGTAATATCTTTACCTTTTTTAATTCTAGCTTTTTTAAATTCATTAGATAATTGGTCAAGCATTTCTGTTGGAATATGTGTATTTTCTTTAGCTTGAAATTGAGCTAGCCATTCATTAAAATGATTAATTCGTTTGTAAGCAAAACTAATATTTATTTCACTATTGATTTCTTGATCATATGACAAACCTTGAGTACCAGAATCAAAATAAATATCAGTAACTCCACATTTTGGACATATCATTTGACTATCTGTTCCAATTGCTATTTTTATTTCATTACAAATATCACATTGGTAGGTATCTTGAATCTCAACATCATATTCTGGAATATTTTCGGTGATATTTATAAATTTTTTATATAAAGAACCCTTATTTTGTGTAGAAACAACTTCAACAAAATCATTAAGATTCCCAGAGCGTTGCTCAATATCATCTGTTTTCAATTCTTGATCACCATATGCATCTAATACATCTGCAACTCCTAATAAATAATTGATTCGTTCTTCTTCTGTTTTGTGTGATTTCATATATTCTAAATGTTTTGATTCGATTGTAGTCATTATGCATATATATTATGTATTTTAATTACTTAAGTAATTGTAAAAAAAATAATACAAAATGATATCAATGAGCAACATTGTATTGTATAAGAATAAGTTGAAGGATTGGATAAAATGTTTTATATTTTATGATGTATATGAATTTATTGAAAAGCATTGCAAGAATGTAATGAATATATATCATGTAATAAAGAATTCATATTTTCCATTAAAATTAATTAAAGTATATTATTATGATGAGAATAATGAAAAAGTAGATGTAACAAGAGACTTTTGCATGAAACAGGAATTTAATAAGATGTATGAAAATAAATTAATTCATGTTGAGTGGAGTTTTAAGGATAGAGAATATGCGTATTATTATGATACAAATGATGAAACTCATATTGAATTTCCACCATATACGATTGAAGAATTAAAAAGTAAAAATACAAACTTGAAGATTGCAGCTGTGACAGTAGATGATCTAGATGATATTGATGAAGTATTTGATACTGTAAAAAAATATGCAGGACCAAAAGATGATTTTTATGGTGATTTAACTGCAGATATGTCAAAAGTACTAAATATAAAAGTGAATTCGACTACTATAATAGATAATAAGGGAAAATTATATGAATTTGATAATTTTGTAAATTTGAATTAATAACTTTAAGAAATAATTTATTTAGTTAATATTATCATGGTTACTTTATTTTCCAAAAAAGGTTGTAGTAATTGTAATATCTTAAAAGAAGAACTTTCAAAAGCAGGAATAATGTATAATGAAGTTGTTAAGAAAAACATAGTTGAGATTGAGGATTGTGTGGAAGGAACTGAATGTGAAAATAAGATATATAAATTAAAATCATTTCCAATTTTACAAATTGATAATAATTGGATAGGTGATTTTCAGGAAGCAATGAATCGTTTTAGTGAGCCATTACTTTCTAAAAACACTAATAAGTATGCAATGTATCCAATTACATATCATGATGTATATGAATTGTATAAAAAAGCACGTGCAAGTTATTGGCAACCTGAAGAAATTGATCTTTCAAAAGATGGAAAGGATTGGGTACAATTAACAGGTGATGAACAGCATTTTATAAGTTATATTTTAGCATTCTTCAGTGCTTCAGATGGTATTGTCAATGAGAATATAAATATCAATTTTTCACAGGAAATTGAAGTTGCTGAAGTGAGAGCATTTTATGCATTTCAAGAGGCAATTGAAGCAGTTCACAGTGAAACATATAGTATTTTACTTGATAAATATATTACCAATCCTCTCAAGAAACAATATTTACAAAATGGAATTTCAAATATTTCTGCTGTTAAGGAAAAAGCTGAATGGGCACAAAAATATATGAGTGTTGAAAAGCCATTTGCACAGCGTTTGCTAGCATTTGCTTGTGTAGAAGGAATTTATTTCAGTGGAAGTTTTTGCGCAATATTCTGGCTTAAGAAACGAAATTTGTTACCTGGATTAGCATTTAGTAATGAATTAATATCAAGAGATGAGGCATTACATACAGAATTCGCAATATTACTTTACAGTTATCTTAAGAATAAACTACCACAAAATATTGTTCATAATATTGTTGGTGATGCAGTTAAAAATGAAAAAGCATTTATATTAGAAGCATTACCTTGCAAACTTATTGGAATGAATCATAATCTTATGAGTCAATATATTGAATATGTGGCTGATAGATTGCTTACACAACTTGGATATTCAAAATTATATAATGTAGAAAATCCATTTGAATTTATGGAAATAATCAGTTTGAATGGAAAAACAAACTTTTTTGAAAAACGTGTTGGTGAATATGCAAAAGCAGGTGTTATGAGTAATAATGAAGACATGGTATTTGAATTGGATGCAGACTTTTAGATTCATTTCAATTTTTTAACATTAAGGTTCAATGTATTTTTTTTATGAGATTTGTTTGGATCATCTTTTTCATATTGGGATTCATCATGGCTAGGATTATATTTTTGTCTATGACAGTTCCAAAATGCAGGTGAACCAATACGAAAACTTCCAGGGTTCCATAACCTTGCTTTATACCAAAATACAACATCTTCAATTTTGTTACTTCTTGATGTATTATCAAGAACTAAGCATTCAAAATTTTCTGTACAAGAATTCATCACTTGATTGAACATATCAAATGTTGGAAATATTCCAAAGAAATTTTTATAAATTTTCTCTCTATTTTGTAAAATGTTTTCTCTAAGAATAAATATATAATCAATATTTGCTCTCAAATCTGGTGATAAATCCATACAATATTGCATTGTTAGCATAAACATTATATTCCAATGTCGTCCATTCATAAAGATTTGTCTAATATTTTTTTCACGAATCATTTTTTTATCATACATACAGTCATCAAGTAACATGAAAACATTATTATTTGGTGTGTTTGATTTACATAACTGCCTTTGTCTAGTTATTAATTTCTCAGTTACTTCACTATGATATTCACCATATACAAATAAATCAGGCACATATTGTTTGTAATATCCATTGCCATCTTCAGTACCTGACATTACAACACCAACTGGAATTTGACGTTTATGATATAATATATCAGTAACAAGTTTTGTTTTTCCTGTTCTTCGTTTTCCAATAAAGACAACAACACAATTATCTGGCATTGTTTTAGGATTAAATTTCTTAAGTTGAAGATTCATACTCTCAGTCACAATAAAATTTTAAGAATAACAATGCATTGTTTAATAATTTGTTTGCTTAAGTTTTAAGAAATATAAAGGTATATCAAATATTTGTATAAGTGTAAAAATTATTTTAAAATATGCGTTGTCAATGTTTAAATTTTTTTTCTTTGCTTATGTTACAAAATGGGCGGTGGTTTAATGCAACTCGTAGCATACGGCGCACAAGATGTGTATCTTACTGGCAATCCTCAAATTACATTCTTCAAGGTAGTCTACAGACGTCATACCAACTTTGCTGCTGAATCAATTGAGCAAACTTTCAATGGTGCTGTTGGTTTTGGTAGTAAGTTAGTAGCTACAATCAGTCGCAATGGTGATTTAATTACAAACTGCTGGATTCAAGCTAAAATCACACCTGCTGATGGTTCAGGTTCTACATTTGTAAATTGTTTAGGTCACAAATTAATTAAAACAGTTGAACTTGAAATTGGTGGTCAAAAAATTGATAAACATTATGGCGAATGGCTTGAAATTTGGTCTGAATTAACTCTCCCAGAAGAGAAATTGGCTGGTTATAAAGCCATGGTACACAAATATGACACCGGTACATCAATAACCGCATCAACTGAACCAGTTGACTTATACATCCCGCTTATCTTTTTCTTTAATCGTAACCCAGGTCTTGCACTCCCATTAATTGCACTTCAATACCATGAAGTTAAAATTAGTGTTGAAACAACTCCTGCTGCAGAATTAGTACAAACAAATTCTAATCTTCCAAAAAGTCTTAGCGCTTCCTTATGGGTAGATTATATTTACCTTGATACTGATGAGCGTAGACGTTTTGCTCAAGTATCCCATGAACTTCTCATAGAACAAGTTCAAGAAATGAAAGAATCTGTAACAGCAGCATCAACTAGTAGAGTAAGACTTACAATGAATCACCCAATTAAAGAACTCATTTGGGTCTTTAGAGATTCAACCGTGATGGCTACTGGTGCTGCTGATCCATATGACTTTTCTGATGTCGATTCATCTGGTAATAGTGGTCACTTAATGGATAAAGCTAAACTTCAACTTAATGGTCATGACCGTTTTGCTCAACGTGAGGCTTCTTACTTCCATCTGGTCCAACCTTACCAACATCACACTCGCATACCAAAACGCCCGATATATGTGTATTCTTTTGCACTTAAACCTGAAGAGCATCAACCATCTGGTACATGCAACTTCTCTCGTATTGATAATGCATCATTGAATCTTGAAATGCTCGGTAGTTCAAATGATAGCATACAAGTACAAGTATTTGCTGTAAACTACAATGTTCTCCGTATAATGTCTGGTATGGGTGGTCTTGCATATTCTAATTAAAAAATTCAAATTATTCAAATTCTTTAAGTAGTGTTATAAGTTTCTTATGTTTTACCTTTTAAGTAGTCTTTATAGATTTCTTATGTTTTACCTTTTAAGTAGTAGTCTTTATAGGTTTCTTATGTTTTACTTTTTAAGTAGTATATAGGTTTCTTATGTTTTAAGTAGTCTTTATAGATTTTCTGCGTTTTAAGTAGTGATTCAACTGGTTGATTTGATTTAGCTTCAAGCGGAATATCTAAAGTTAATACTGCTGGCATTCCAGGTAATGGATATTTACACCATATTTTGCAGTCACATCCGTTTTGATCAAGATAGTTGCTATGAATTTTATTTGAATTGCATTGTTTTGGTAGATATGCATCTTTTCTTATAGCTCTATGATACATAATTTTAATACGTTTCATCATGAAATAATATTAGAATATTATATGTTGAATAGTTCACGTAAACAAGGTATCAACTTGATAACAATTGAGCAAAAAAAAAATAAAAAACTATTAGATGAATTAATTACAAACAACAATAATAATAATAACAATAATAACAACAGAAACAATAACAACAATAACAATAACAACAATAATAACAACAATAACAATAACAACAATAATAACAACAGAAACAATAACAGCAATAATAACAACAATAATAACAACAGAAATAATAACAACAATAATAACAACAATAATAACAATAATAACAACAATAATAACAGAAATAACAACAATAATAACAACAATAATAACAACAATAATAACAATAATAACAACAATAATAACAGAAATAACAACAATAGTAAAAAATCTAGTATGACATTTAAAATTCCATCATCTTATTTTAAAAATAGTAATTTTAATGAACTAATTAAGAAACAGCAAAATGAGAGGAAAACTAAACCAAAAAAGAATTCAAAATCACAAGGTTTATTAAATAAACTAAATTCGCAAGGTTTATTAAAGAAATTAACAAATTTATTTAAAAATCAGAATCAAACAAATTTATTATCTGCATCATTTACTTTAGTAGGAAATAAAGTTAAGAATTTCAAATTTACCAAAAAATAGAACACGTATTTTCTTTAGTGAAAATAAAATACAATTAAGTAATGAGTGAGATAGAATTAAAAAAAAGAATTGAGTCCTTAGAGAAAAGAGTTTGTGAATTAGAAACAATAATAGTAAAAACAAAAGAAACTAAAAAAGAAAAGATAAATAGAGAGCCTAGTAAATATAATAAGTTTGTAAAAGAGCAATTAGCAAGTATGAAAATAAGTAATCCAGATATGAATCATAATGAAAGATTTAAAAAATGTGCAGAACTATGGAAATCAAAAAAAGATAATGATAACTGCTGATTGAAATTTTGAACAAGAAAATTTAAAGGGATTAGAAATTAATTTTTTAGTATATGATATTTATGAAACGATTTGATTATAAATTATTTGAAAGTATACCGCTTCAAGAATTAATAAATGATACAAAAAGTGATAATGAAAGTACCAATATGTCTGATAAAGAATCTATAAAAAGTGAAGATCATTTATCAGAAGAGGAATATAAAAATAATTATTCATTTTTAGATAGTTTCAAAAAAAAGAAAAAAAGAAAAAATATATCAAAAACATGTAAACCAATAATATTAGTTGAGGAAACTTATGTAAGTGATTGATTATGTTATATATTGTTTATATAGAACTTTTTTATACCATCTATCCCAAGCTACTAGCATATCTATATCATGTGTTTTAGCTATTTTTAAGCATTCCACAATTAATTTTATTAGTAATTCACCTATTAAAGATTTTGATTTATTTTTTAATGCTTGTGAACAAAAACCTAATAATTCACTTATTTCTAACCAATCTGTATTTAAATCAGAGTTTTCTAATTGTGTTTTGTAAGTATTTAAGTTATTTAGCATTATAATGCTAATATGATTTATATATATAATTTTCAACGAGTATCAAGACTTTGAAGCAATAGCTTCTAAAGAAAGTGAAATTTTATGTAATATTTTATTGTTAGTGTCAAGTGATGATTTAATTTTAGAAATAACATCAACAATATTTTTTCCATCATTACTAGCAAAAAATGTTTGCATTATATCAGCTAAAGATATGTCATCATCATCATCGTCATCACCATTACTTGAATTATCTTCTTGGATACAAGATAAGGGATCTTCATTATCATCTTCAGACATATTTAAAGTAAAATACTTTAGATTTTTGAAAAAAAAACGCTTAATTTTTTTATTTGTATATATTAAAAATGGACGAGATTGCAGGTGAAATATCTGACTTTGCAAAAGAAGCACCTGCACAGATTGGAAAATTTGTTGGCAAAGAGAAATTAAAGAAATTAAGAAAAATGAAAGGAATGTTTGTAGATACAAGTTATGATGTGGCACTTACAGGTGTTAACTTTGGATTAACAGTAGGGACAGCATTAGCTTGGAATGATTATTTCAAAGGAGTTATTAAAACATTAGTAGGTAATGGTAAGAAAACAAACTATGCATTAATGTATCCTATAGCAATGACATTATTAACTGTTATAATATTTATGATATTAAAGTATATAACAAATAGAGAAGTAAAACCTAAATTACCAGACATGGATTAAAAATAAGATATGACTTAAGAAATAAAGAATAGAATAGAATATAATATAAAGTAGGTAAAATGAAATGAAATAAATACAAAAACTTAAGAAAAGGAGAAGGAAATATAGTATGAATAAAGAAGTATTAAATAGTTTATTTAGTCTGCAATCTCTTGTAAAACATCAAATTGATTCATTTAATAATTTTGTGAAGTATGACATTCAGAAAATTATTAATGATGTTGGTGATGTGATCTTTGAAAAGGATAATGATGTATATAAAATTGAATTTGGTAAAATTTCTATTGTGAGACCACAACATACGGAATCAAATGGTCAAAAGAATTTATTATTTCCACATGAAGCAAGATTGAGGAACTTAACGTATTGTTCAATATTAAAGTTGGAAGTAAGTTTATCAAAGAATAATGAAATATTTGAAACAACTACATGTGAATTAGGGAAACTACCAATAATGGTTAAAAGTCTATACTGTAATTTACATTATAATTATGATAATAAAGAATGCAAACATGATTTAGGTGGTTACTTTATAATATCTGGAAATGAGAAGGTATTAATAAGTCAAGAAAAAATGAATAATAATTCAGTATATATTTTTGCAAAAAAAGTAGGAATAAAATATGAGTGGGAAGCTGAGATGAGATCGATTGCAGAAGGGGATACAAAATCAACTAGTACGATTAAGATATCAATAATGAATATAGCAGATGGTGAATATAAAGCGGTTGCACAATTACCATTTATGAAATGTGATATACCTGCATTAGCAATATTTAAAATATTTGGGTATGAATATGATAATTTTATAGGGTATTTAGATGATTATATGTTTGAAGATACATTGATGTATAGTATTCAAAATATGGAAAGTGAAATTGGACAAACTGATATTAAAGAATATTTTGAAAAGAAATTATCGTCAAAGGATAAAGATATATATAGTGTATTGAATAAGTATTTTCTACCACACATGGAAACATATAAGAAGAAATGTTTTATGTATGGGTACATGTTTAACAAATTAATACAATGTATGTGTGGAAGAAGATTACAAGATGACCGTGATCATTTTAAAAATAAAAGAATTGATTTACCTGGTGATTTATTAGCAGGATTATTACGTCAGTTATACAAGAAAATACACAAAGAAATATCAACAAATATACAGAAATCTGTTGAACAAAATGGAACATTTCAAATAAACAATTTATTAAAGAATAAAATTATAACAAATGGATTAAAATATGCATTAGCAACAGGTAATTGGGGTATTGGACCAGCACAAGGTATAAGAAGTGGTGTATCACAAGTATTAAATAGACATTCATATTTAAGCACATTGTCACATTTGCGAAGAATTAATTCACCAATAGGGAAAGATGGGAAACTAACAGCACCTCGCCAATTACATGGGTCACATGCATATAGGATATGTCCTTGTGAGACACCTGAAGGTGCAACGTGTGGTCTTGTTAAGAATATTGCACTAACATGTAATATAACAATAAATATCTCATCTATATTTGTAAAAGATTTACTATTAAAGCATGGTGTAGAAGATTTAGAAAATTTTGACAATGTTCAAATGGAAATGTGTAAAGTATTTGTGAACGGATATTGGTTAGGATATACCAAAACTCCCAAAAAAATAATAGAAGATATGAGAAAATATAAATTAAATTGTACAATTAGTCCAGATACTGGTATTGCATATGATAAATATAATGATGAAATAAAAATTTTTACAGATGGTGGAAGATGTATTCGTCCATTATTAGTTGTCAATGACGGAACTTGTAATATTCAAACAAATGATTTCAAAGAATTAATATCAAATGGATGTATTGAGTTTCTTGATTCAGAAGAAGAGGAATCTATGTTGATAGCATTTGATCAAGATGATTTAAATGAAAGAAAGAAGAAAGGGTTAAATTTTACACATTGTGAGATTCATCCATCAATGATGTTAGGTATATGTGCTTCGATGATTCCATATTCAAATCATAATCAAGCACCACGTAATGTATATCAATCGGCAATGTGTAAACAAGCAATGGGTCAATACACATCAAATTATCAGCAAAGAATTGATTCATTTGGGCATGTATTATGGTATCCACAGAAACCACTTGTAAAGACTCAAGTTAATGATATGTTTGATTTTGATGAAATGCCAAGTGGAATAAATGTAATTGTTGCTATAGCATGTTATGGTGGACAAAATCAAGAGGATTCATTAATAATGAATCAAGCAGCGATTGACAAAGGATTGTTTAGGTCATTTTTTTACAGATCATATAAAGATGAGAACAAGCAACATGGATCTAATTCTAAAGATATAATCGAAAAGCCAAATATAAATGATACCTTTGGAATGAAATATGCAAATTATGATAATTTAGATGAAGATGGATTAAGTATACCAGGAAGTTATGTCAAATCAGAAGATATAGTAATAGGAAAAATAAGTACAATTAATGGAAATGAATGTGGAAAAACTAAAAAAGATTTCAGTACTGCGGTAAGACATAATGAAGATGGTTTTGTAGAACAAGTTGCGATAACGACAAATGAATCTGGACAATTCATGACAAAAGTTAAAGTGAGATCAACAAGAATACCAGAGATTGGCGATAAATTTTCAAGTAGACATGGTCAAAAAGGAACAATTGGAATAACATTGAGAAATGAAGATATGCCATTTACAAGTGAAGGTATTACTCCAGATATTATCATTAATCCACATGCATTACCATCAAGAATGACTGTAGCACAATTAATAGAATGTATTTCTGGAAAAACAGCAGCAATAGATGGTAACCGTAAAGATGCTACAACATTTGATCATGATGAAACTGACAATATTGCTTTGCAATTGCAAAATGTAGGATTTGATGGAAAAGGTACTGAAATAATGTATAATGGATTTACGGGAGAACAATTAGAAGCTCAAATTTTCATAGGGCCCACATTTTATCAACGCTTGAAACATATGGTACATGATAAAGTGCATGGACGTGCAAAAGGAGCTGTTCAAATATTAACTAGACAACCTGTTGAAGGTCGTTCAAGAGATGGTGGTTTACGTTTTGGAGAAATGGAGCGTGATTGTATGATATCACATGGTGCATCTGCTTTTTTGAAAGAACGTTTAATGGATCAATCAGATGCTTATACAATGGCAGTATGTAAAAAATGCGGATTTATGGCAATTGATGATAAAGAAAAAGGTATGTTACTATGCACCTTATGTAAATCAAGTGAACATTGTACAAATATTACAATTCCTTATGCATGTAAATTATTATTTCAAGAGTTAATGGCAATGAATATTGCACCAAAAATTGGAATATAAAATTTTATTGTATTATATATATATAATGCAAATTTTTGTGAAAACACTAACAGGAAAAACTATAACTCTTGAGGTTGAAAGCTCTGATACAATTGATAATATTAAAGTAAAAATTCAAGATAAAGAAGGTATACCTCCTGATCAACAACGTCTCATTTTTGCAGGAAAACAACTTGAAGATGGTAGAACTTTAGCAGATTATAATATTCAAAAAGAATCCACCATTCATTTGGTATTACGTTTGAGAGGAGGTATTTAATTATCCTGCGTTTTGTTATTAAATACTCTTTATTAACTGATAATAATGGAAAACTTTAAATCTAACGTAGTGTTATATTCAACATACGATGAAGAAACTAAAGAATTAAATGAAAGATTACGAAATATTCGCGAGAAAAAACAGGGATTGCATACAGTATTAGTAACTTATATGATTGATAATAATATTGATTGCTGTAATTTACCAAATGGTTCACGTTTGGTACTTAAAACTCAAGTTCAAATAAGTCCAATTAATAAAGAACATATACAAGGAACTCTAACTGACTTTTTTAAAACACCATTACCAAAAGATACAGTAAAAATGGCAGAAGAAACAACAAATGCAATTCTTAATAACAGAGAATCTTCTGAAAAACATGTTCTTAAGATGGTTAAGAAAAAATAATATTATTCTGCATTAGAATTAAAAGATTCATTTAATAATTTAGGATTTTTTTCGCTAGAAATTGTATTCATATTGAGACCCGCATATGTAATTATTCCAATCAATATTGCAATCTTTAATGCATATGTATGATTACTGATTTTACAATAATTTTCCCATTTTGTCTTATTTTTATAAAGAGACATGAGTGTGAATGTGACAATACTTGTTATAAGTGCAATATGTACTGTTGTAAGCTCCATATACATATATATAAATTTTTTATCATTTAAATGTAACCGTAACATTTATGTGATGTCTTTTTGCGCTAGCTAATTTCTTATTAGGTACTTCACCTTTGCTTGTTGCAGTAGTTTTTTTCTTCGAATTGTTATTCATATGAGTCTCAATTTCTTTCAAATTTTCTTTGTTTTCTAAATATTTAATAACATCATTTTCAATTGCCCATTTGAAAAAATTCATCTGTGCAACAGTAGTCTCTAGAATCCCATTCTCCTCATAATAAGTAGGTACTTTAATCTTAATTCTTTCATGTCTCCTAAATGGATCAAACTGTAATTTTGAATATGCTTTCAGTTGTGCTCTGTATTGTAAAAATAGATTGAATGGAACTTTCTTATTTATATAATATACAACATCTTGTGATTTTGCATAGTTTGTACATAAATAATCAATTATTCTAAGTGATATCCCATTCTTTTTATTACATACAATATTCAAAAATTGCTTGAGTTTTACCTCTGATTCATAATATTTCAATAATGACCTCAATAATAACTCTTGTTTCTTCTCAATGCAACCTACCATATTAGTTAAATTTATAGACAATTCTTTAAGTTTGCGTTTGTGTTAATATATACCAATAATAATATAATGAACAACTTAAAGAATTACAATATAATTATTGAAGTTTTTTGTAGTGTAATATATGAGTTATAATCCGTATAATGGGAAAAATTATGAGCTAAAAGATTTAAAGGAAAAAAGCAAGAAAATGAACGAGAAGGAGAAGAAGAACTATAAACGAAAGATAAGTTTTGAACCGAAACATTTGCTTGAAGATACATATGAAACATTACAAAGAATATTATCACCTAATTTTTCATTATATGAGTTGAATGATGCACAAATGTTAAAAGGTTTAGGTTTTTTTATTGTTGTTATATGTTCATTATCTCTATTACTTACATTTTTATAGAGATTGACAAATGTTTAATTACACTATAAGCAATACTAAGAAATATTGCATTAACGAGTAAACCGATTACAGATAGTTTATCATCAATGAACATTCGTGGAATAGAGCGTGAAAGGAACATTTGTATTGAATGTGAATGAATAACAATATATGTTATAAGTAAAATCAATCCCTCTTTTTGTAATGATTCAAAATCAAGTTTTGGCTTATTGTTAATGATAGGTTTGGGAGGGTTATTTGTCATAGACGGTGGGTCATAGATATGATTATTAACTTGAACTTCTGGAGGAGGAATGAAATTTAAATTGGGATTACCTTGTGATTGAGGTTGTTCTTGAAATTGTAATGGAGGTTGTTGATGTTGATGTTGATGTTGATGTTGATATTGTTGCTGGATATGTTCTGTAGGATCATAATTTGGATCATTCATTTGTTGAGGAGATTCATCTTTCTTCATACTTGTTAAGATTTCATTATAACTCATCATACTTGGTTGATTAAAGCTCATATCTTGATTTGTAGAATTATCTTGTAAAATATCAATAGGTGTTGCCATATCCATAATATAATCATAATTATAAAGAAAACAAACTTAAGACGCCATATTACTTTATATTCTATTATTATGACAAGTCAATTACATTGTTATCATTGCTGTCATAATATTAATGGTAATATTTTAAGGATGCCAACAATGTATGAACGAGGAAAATATAGATATTTTGGATATTTTTGCAGTTTTGAATGTATGCGAACATATAATTTAGAATTAAATGATAGTTTTGTTCATAAAAGGTTCAATTTAATATCACAATTAAATTATGCACTAAATGGTGATACAAAATGTTATTTTGCTCCACAAAAGAGAACTTTATTGATTTTTGGAGGTACTAAATCTATTGATGAATTTAGAAAAGATTTTTTCTCAGCACCACATATGGAATTAGAATTTCCTCTAGAAGATAAAGAAGAATCAATACTAGAATCTGTGAATGATTCAGGTGTTATATCTGAATACAAACCAAAACCAGTAGTAAATGAACCAATTAAGCTTAAACGTGTCAAGCCATTAAAAAATAGTCAAAATACATTAGAACAAACTATGGGTATATTTAAGTCTAACTACGAATGACATAATTAATCATGAATATTAATATCAATATTACAGATATAGTTTTCAATTTATCATCATTTATAGGTATTGATATTTTATTAGTAAACATTTCAACAGTTTTCTTTTCAAATTTTTCCTTTAATGATGATTGAACTAATTCAGTTAAATATTCATCTGTATATGGTCTTATGTATTCTAAAACTTGACTATCTTTAATTTTAATTTGTTTAGATGTTGAATCGTCTATTTGAGTATCAGATATGGAATCATCTACTTGAATATCAGGCATTGAATCATTTAACTGAGTATCAGGTATGGAATTATCATCTATTTGATTATCAGATATGGAATTTTGTGGAATTAATTCATCAGTTTTCTTCAATTCAAAAGGGCTAGAAGTGTAATGTGATGCACCAACAGGTATAGAATTATGTAAAGTTTGACCAGAAGATTTTAAAATTTTTTGATGTGTTTCTTTTTGTGTAAATAAGTTAGGTGCATGTATTTTATTGGGTTTAAATTTTGGCAGTTGCCAAGCTTCATTTATAGGAGTATATGAAATGCTCATAATATCATTAAGATTTTTTTAAATAACAATTGTGTTATCTTTTGTTGCAGAATTTTTGGGTTTTCTACCACGTTTAGTACCACCTTCACTTACTGAAACTTTTTTAATACTTAATCCACTCACTTCACTATCATCACTTATAGATGGTGATGAGTCAACTTTTTGAAACAATGACATATTTGGCTTATTACTTTGCATTTCTGGAGGAGGCATGAAATTACTAAATTGCGAAAGGTTTATTGATGGACCGTTCATTTCTCTTCTACCTGTTTTATTATCAAAAGTGTCTTCATTGGGTGTGTCATCTGTATTTATATCTTGTTGTGATTTCATTAATTGATCTGCCATGTTTTTCATTGCATTCTTCAAGTCTGGATTTTGTTTAGCAATATCTTGTAAATTTGGAATACTTTTAAACATTGTACTTGTCATATGAAACATTGCAGCACTTCCTGCAAGTGAAAATAATAACTCTAATTCTGGAGGCATATCAACACGTCCACTGTATTTATCATGTAATCGTTCAAATATTTGATCATAATCACCATCATTTACGTTTTCCATTACAGTTTCTGACCAACCGTTTAATTCAAATCCAAAAGGATCATATCGTTTATTTAGAAATTCAGTTCCACTAACACTAGCCATTAATACCCTGCGTGCAAACTTAATACTTGAATTTACCTCAGAATCTCTTTTTGCTCGTTGATATTCAGCTCTCATTTCACGAATATCAGAGTATGCATTGAATTTTTTAGAAAATTTGATACCTCTACTTTCAAGACGATGGAACTTATATAACAAATCTTGTTTTTCATCTTCAATAGTTGCAAACCCTGGCGATGGTTGTTCTTCTTGTTCTTGATTTCCATAGTAAGTATTTTCATGTTCATTATCATTACTTTCATCACTATCACCATCATCATTATCGTCATCATCATCATCAAAAGCAGGTTCTTGTATTTTTTTTGCTGGGTTTGAAAATGTTTCAAATGTTGTATCCATAGGCTGTGGTGGTGGTTTGTATATTTGCGGTTTTTGCATAATTGGATTATGTTTTGCAAAATGAACTTTATTTTTTAAAATAGGAGCGGCACGTTTCTTTAGTGGCACTTTTTTTTTAATAGTTATCTCATCATTTTCATTTGATCCATCATCTAATTTAAAGACATTATCATCATCAACATTAAATTCAACGTCTTCCATTTCTATATTTATTATTAGTAGTCATATATTTATACGCAATCTTTAATATATTGTCTTTGTGTTTAATAATAGATGTTGCAAATACATTACGTAACGGTATTTCATTATTTAATACTGATGCAAAAGAAAACCATTTAATTTGTTGTTTTTCTGTAAATTTGTTCATTTTAGGAATATGTTTAACATAGTTATATGCATAATTAAAGTTACATTCTAGATCAATATCAAGCTCATGAAATAGAATATACATATAATATGGTTTATTGGTGTAAGATAATGAATTAATCACTTGACAATTTTCAAGAGTATTCATAAGAATTGAGAAATCTTCAAAAATTCCACATGTTTCTTCAAATAATTCTCGTGATGCAGTTTTAATAGAAGATCCTAGATCATTATATTCAGATTTACCACCAAAATCACTGTATGTATCATAATGATCTTTACCTAATAAACAATATAATGAACCTTTATGCCAAGATAATATCAATACACCACTCGCATAATTCATGTTCCCTACAATTCAAATTGATTTAAATATATTATTTTTAACTTATAAGATATATTGTATCATTATCAGCAAAAGTTACCCTTTTTTTCTTATTTTTTTTTAATATATACATAATTATTAAAACTAAAATTGCTATAAATATCATAATATAAATAGACTTTTTAATGCTCTGTATGCAGATTGTTGTTCAGCTTCTTTCTTTGTTATACCAGAACCCTCAGAAATTTTTTTATTGTTAATTACAATCTGAATAGTAAAACGTTTTGAATGATCAGGACCAGCCTCATGTGTAATTTTGTAAATTGGTAAGGATAAACCATTTGATTGTAAATATTTCATTAACATGTCTTTATAGTTTGTATCTTCAACAATATCCTCAAAATCAATATGTTTCTCAATCAATCGTGTTAGAAATTTTTTTGCAGTGTCAAACCCTTTATCTAAAAAAATAGCACCCATTAATGCCTCAAAAGCATCTTCTAAAATTCTTGGATTCTCATTCCACTTTTGCCTCATTGCTTTCTCATTCATTAAAATAAATTTATTCAATTCTAATATATTCCCTAGTTTTGATAATCCCTTATTACTTACTATTTTTGTTCTCACTCGTGTTAAAAACCCTTCATTCTCATCAGGATATTTAACATATAAATATTCAGCTACAATTACACTTATAACTGAATCACCAACAAATTCTAAAGTTTCATTTGACTTCATATCTAATGATTTATTTAACGATTTATGTACAAATGCATTTTGATACAGCTGTACATTTTTCGGTTTAAATCCTATAAGTGTTTTTATTTGTGTCTCATTAATAAATTCAATATTTTCATTCATAATTATTTATTTTACTATTATTTTAAGCCACTTGCGGCTTTTTAACAACTCTTTTAACAATTTTCTTCGCAGGTTGTTTAACTTCTGGAACTTCTGATACACATTCTTTTGTAGATTCTGATTTAGGTATATTTTCTGTTTTCTCAACATCATTTTTAATATAGTGTTTGCTCATAAATTTTTGAAGATTAAAAAATGTAACCGTCTCATCTATTGGCGCACTAATTATTGTTTTAAGTTTTGCATCTAAAATAATCTCTCGTTTATTCTCCGGATTTTGCAAATTATTTGCCTTCACATATTTGTTAATCTCTTTTGTTACATCAGTCCGTGCCATCATTGTGTCATGATTAACACATAAAAAATCACTAAGTTCCTTTGAAAGTTGCATCGGTTTTGCAAAACCACTTAGTTTCTTAGGTTTGTCAGGGTCTTCATTTTCTTTTGTAAGTTTTTTTACCAATTTCAAAAGTTTTTTAACATCCGCTTTTAATTTAGTATTATCTAATTCAAGTAATTCAATTCGTTTTTCCATCGTCTCATTTGTAGTAGCCATTTACTAATTATATAAACACAATGCTTTAAATTGTTTTCAATTGTATATATTATGGTATTTAATGTACATGGGTTCACACAAAAAATAGGACAAGGTGTATATGGAACTATCTATAGATTCAACAATAAGAATAATATATATATAGTAAAAGTTAATATAAAAAGGAAAACAAAACAACTATATAATGAGCGAAAAATACACATAGAATTATATAAAACATTATCTAAAAAATGTAAATCATTTATTGTAAAACCTGTAATTATACAAAAAAATATTATTGACAATTTTAAAATGCAAAATAAACAATTTAGAAAATTAAATGATAATCGTTTTCATGTAATGAAAAATATAGATGGTATAGAATTGCGCACATTTTTAAAATTATCACCTCCTATACCTGTTTTGAAAAAAGTTATTAAAAACATAAAAAAGGCATTACTTTGTATGTGGACTTCAGGGTTTATTCATGCTGATCTTCATGGTCGAAATATTTTAGTATTACCCAATAATAAAATTAAATTGATAGATTTCGGATTCACTACTAAAGTAGATAAATTAATAAACCTATCAAATTCTGAAATAAAGCAATGGTTTATCTCCACATGGCCAAATATTTTGAAATCTTTTCGTTTAAATTTAGCTAATCCTAATATACATATTTATGGTCTATATAATAAAACTTACCCAAATCATTGTAATATGTTTTCTGAAAAAAACAAAGATTTATTTGCAAATGCTCATAAAAGATTAAAGAATTGAATTAAGTTAAAAATGTATAGTATTGAACAAATAGCAGTTGCATTTTCATCTGTAATATTTTGTAAGTAATAATATGTTATATATTTAATCATTTTTGTGGATTGAGATCTTCTACAAGATTTAAGAAAATGGAAAAATATTTAAAAATATATCAATCTATTAAGTGATTTAAGAATTATTTACATTACAATCATTAAATGGAAGAGTTATCCGTAAATTTAAAAGAAATTACAAGTAATAATTTAGATAAACGCATATTAAAAACAGAAAAACAAAACAATGCACATAAAGAAGCTATTAAATTATGTATTGAGCAAGTATTCAATACTATTATCAATAAATTTGATGAAAATTTGTTAGTATCTGCAGCTAAAGAAGGAATGAATGGTTACAATTTATTTTATTGGGATAAAAATACAGTAATAACACATGATAACTTCAAGTTTAATATACAATTTTTATTTAGAGGGCCATTTGTTGATAAAGGATATGGAACAGGCACAACATATTATAAAAATATTGAAGTACATAGTTTGCTTGAAAAATTGCGTAGACATTTTAGTCCAATGTTTGTAAATTTCGTATGGAATAAACAAAAAAATCAATACATTTTATTTATTAATTGGAAATAATTAAAAATATTATTTATATTATATGACACCATATTCGTATGAAATACTTAGCATTACTATAAATGATAAGCAAATAAGTGCCCCATATTCTATAAACTTAAAAGAAATATCTGCTTATATACTACCCTTAATATATAAGTATAATGCAAATGCAAATGCAAATGCAAATGGAAGCTATAATGTTGTAATTAAACTTAAAGACAAAAAGAACACATTAACTGTAAAAGGTACTGTACATGCAAAAAATCTAACCAATAAAATTCTAAAGATGATTCTTATAAAAAACCCTAAAATTTCAAATAACTTAAGTCGTTTCCTAGAATCACAAAACGGTCCACTGAAAATTTATTATGCTCCATCTAGTTTTAGAATTTCTAAAAAAAGAAAACGTAATAACGTAATAACGTAAATTTCTGATTTTTTCAACTTATTAATTACTTAAAGAAAGTAAAATATTTTTATATAAATGTCTAATTGTTTTGATGAATATATAGAATTAATAAAATGCAGTATAAAAGCAAAAGAAAAAATTTCAACAATGACATATGTAAACATTTCAACAATGACAATTATTGCACAATTAGATCAGGAAATTGATATATCAATATTAAATTCCAACTTTAGTACAACTGGTTATCCAATATGCACAATAATTCCTGCAAAAGAACATCATGAATATAACTTAACAGCACGAGGTAAAAAGAAGAAAAGCTTTTACAATCAAACTACAATACGTTTTGTAGATCATACCACAAAAAGTATTAAAATTTTTTCTAATGGAAAACTTCAAATAACGGGAGTAACATCGCCATTAGAAGCAGAAGACATTTGCAAAATTATTTGTACAATAATAAATAAGATTCCATTTTGTACATGTAATAAAATTGACTTAATAAGTTATAAAATTGCAATGATTAATACAAATTTTTGTTATAATGTAGGAATTGATATAAAAGAATTAAAAAAACTTTTGACAAAATTGCCAAACATTCAAGTTTCATTTGATTCTGACAGATATCCTGGGCTTAATATTAAACATAAGAACTCTGATGATACATACACATCTATTTTATTTTTTACTACTGGATCTGTAGTTATAACAGGTGTTAAGAGTTTTAAAGGTATAAATGAAGCGTTCACAATAATTACAGATATTATAAGTAAAAATTTTGATAAATTAAAAACAAATTTAAAAGTCAACTCACCCAAAACCAAAAAGAATATATTAAGTAAACATAATGGATATTATAAAAAAGATTTACGTTGTGCTGGAATAAAATGTTAAGTATGATTTCAAAAAAAAAATAGTTATATATTTTAAATGGTACGTCCCGGCATGACAGATGGAAGATGTTTTACATCATATATATCAAATTGTCAACTGAATGATATTATCAAAAAAAATAATGACATAGTAAACGATTCAAATTACAGAATGTTTTTGCAACAAAATGGTAAAACTTTGTCCGATACAATGTTTGAAACCTGTTCATCAGATGAAAATAAACTGTGCAATATACCTTGCAAACCATTTAAATAATTTTTATATTGAAAAAATAAGAATGATTAATTCATTTTTAAATGATAAAGGATACTTTGTCTGTAAAAATGAATTAGAAGTTAAACAAAAACATGATATAATCAATGATTTATCATTATATCCACAATCATTTTGTAAAACCTGTTATATTCGTGATTCAGATAAATTTAAGATATATCGTGAATCTCCAACAAAATATAGATTACCAAGATTCTATGGAATAGAAAAATTTGGTTATCCTATAAAAAATAAGCTTCCCATGGGTATTACAATTGATTGTAAATTCAATGGAAAACTAAAATCATGTTTAAATCAAAACGAAGCTTGTAATACAATAATTAATTCACTGAAATCTAAAGGTGGAGCAGTTTTATCTTTACCTACAGGATATGGTAAAACAACATGTGCTTTATATATCTTAAGTCAAATGAGTAGAAAAACACTAATAATAGTTCATAAGGAATTTTTATTAAACCAATGGAAGCAACGGATTGAACAATTTTTACCGACCGCAAAAATTGGAACAATACAAGCTAAAATTATTGATGTTATTGGAAAAGATATAGTAATTGGTATGTTACAATCATTATCAATGAAAGAATATGATCAAGAACTATTTAGACAATTTGGAATGACTATTATAGATGAAACACACCATATTTGTAGTAAAACATTCTCACAAGCAATGTTAATAGCATCTTCATGTTATATGTTAGGATTATCAGCTACACCTGAACGTAAAGATGGTTTAACATGTGTTCTAAACTGGTTTGTTGGTAATGTAGAATATTCTATAAAACGCGAAAACCAATTAGATGTTTGTATTAAATCCTATATTTTTGATTGTAATGAATTTAAAGAACCTCCACCATATAACTCAGCTGGAACAATATCAATACCAAGTATAATAAATATTCTATGTAGTATTATTAGAAGAAATGATATGTTAGTTAAAATTATTGTTGATAATTTGAATAATGGAAGAAAAATAATTATACTAAGTGAACGTCGTGAACATTGTAAAATTTTATGTTCAAAAGTGTTGCAAATTGTTTCTGATTCTAAAACATGTGGTTTATATATTGGAGGAATGAAACAAAATGAATTAAATCAGAATGAATCTTGTGATGCCATATTTGCAACTTATGCACTTGCAAATGAAGGTCTTGATATTCCTACATTAAATACATTAGTTATGGCTACCCCTAAAGCTGATGTTATTCAATCGTGTGGACGAATATTACGCGAATCCGGTGAGAAAACACATAAACCATTGATTATTGATATTATAGATAAATTTGGTTGCTTACAATCTCAATATAGAAAACGTTTGACATTTTATAAATCAAGTGGATTTCATACATCGAAATCATTCAATATTAATGAAATAATTACTTAAAGAAAGAATTGTGGTTTATATAAAGGATGACTGTAATCAAGAGTTATTGTAATCAAGTATACAATACAGAATTAACTGATTGTAATTTATCAATGGATGAACAAAAATTAATTGAGGCAATAGAAAGATTAAAAATATCACAAAAAGTTGCTCTTGAGAAAAGAAAATGTATAATCTTTTTAAAAAATTATAAAGATGCACCTCCTATGACCTGTAATGTACCTAATATAAATACAAAAGAAAAACAATCTATAAAACCTGTAATAAAGGAAATAACAAAAGTTGTGCAGTGTAAAGCTATATGTATGAATGGTAAACAATGTTCATCTAAAGCAAAATATGGTGAATTTTGTGGAAGACATAAGCCTAAACCTGTAAAAACTAGTTGAAAAATAACTTAATACTATGTTGAATCTGATTGCGACATATAAAACATTTATCATGTACTAATTTGTTACAACAACTTTCGCATATAGTATGTCCACAAGGAATCATAGCTATAGAAACTTCATTAGTAATACATATTGGACATAAATGTCTAGGATCATTTTCACTATAATGTGGACTATATCTATGTAAAATGTGCAAATCTTTTTTCACTTTTAGTAAATCAGTATGTAGTTCCTTTAGTTTGTTATGTTGCTTCTCAATTAATTCATCAAGTAAAAATACAATTGATTCAATATCTTTTCCAAATCTATTTTCTAGCATTTGCTTAGCTTCATTAGCAGTAGCTGATTTCTTTTCCTCATATTCAATATCAGTCTTTAAAAGTGTTATAAGATTTATTTTAGAAGATAAAACTTCCTTCAATTTTTTGGATTCCTTAAGATATATTTCGGAATTAAACTCAAGTTTAACCTTCTCAACTTCAGCATCAGTAACAAGTAAAGTTTTATATAAATCATTTGTAATAGCTTCTATATTGAATATAGGAGTTTCAATATGTTCATTGTAAGCTTCTTCAATTAGTGCCATTATTTAACATACATATTTCTTTTACAAAAAATACTTTGAGATATTATGTATTGGAAAACTTTGTCACATAATGGACCAATTTTTCCCAAGTCTTATAAATATCAAGATGCATATTTTGCATATGATAATAAACAAGTATTATTAACTAAACCTGCAGAACATTATGCAGTATTATATGCAAAAACAAAAGATTATTTTAAAGACCCTATATTTAATAAAAATTTTCTAATGTGCTGGAAAAAATACATACCTCCATTTATTAATGATATTTCTAAATGTGATTTTAGTAAACTTAAAACTTGTAAATTGTGTGAATATCCAAGCAATAAGAAAACACATTGTGTGATGAATGATAAATCTATTAAAATGACAAATGTATATATTGAACCAACATGTATATTCAAAGGCAGGGGGAATCATCCTATGAGAGGATTTGTTAAAGAACAAGTCAATTATAATGATGTAATTATAAATGCTTCATATACTCCTCGTCCAGAAATTTGGAAATCAGTCATATGCGACCCTTCTCATCAATGGTTAGCAACATATAAAGATACAATGGGTACTGCAAAATATGTATTTGCACAGAATTTGATTGAGAAAACCGATCAATCAAAATTTGATTTTGCCAAAAAATTAACATCAAAATTACCTTTATTAAAAAAGAAAGCAATTGACTTGATTTCTTCTCATAATTCAAAAGAAATTCAACTTGGTTGTGCAATTTTACTTTTACTTAAGTTAAATATTCGTGTTGGTAATGAAAAGCCAGAAAATACAGCAGATACAATGGGGTGCTGCACATTGACTTCTAATTGCTTCACTTTTAAAAATAATGATTGTATAAATTTAACTTTTGTTGGTAAAGATTCAATTACTTATAATCGTACTTTTAATTGTATGCCTTTGTTATATGAAAAATTAAAAGTTTTATCAATAAAAAGTAAAAATAATCAATTTTTTCCTGATATTGATTCAAATTACGTTAATAACTATTTGAAATCATTCATGTCAGGACTTACTGCTAAAGTCATACGAACTTGTAATACCTCTTTACTTTTTCAAAAATTACTTCATAATAATAATATTAACACTTCATTAAAATTTCATTATGATTCTGCACTAACTAAAGCAGCCATTTTATGTAATCATGTAAAAACAAAAAACAACAAAATTATTACATCTAAAGATACTACTAAATTGAACTATATTGATCCACGAATTACCATTGCATTTGCTAAAAAAAACAATAAAGATATTTCTACATTCTTTTCAAAGTCACAAGAAGAACGTCACAAATGGGCTATGAATACACCATCAACTTTCGTATTTTAATCATATTATATACTTTTTATAATTTATGAATATTTGTAGTTTTGATGTAGGAATTAAAAATTTGGCATTTGCAATCATTACTAATGGTAAAATAATAGACTGGCAATTAATCGATTTACATAGTAAAAATCAAGAAGCTTTATGTAAAGAACTTGTAGAAACCTTAGATAAATACCCTAATTTGTTAGAATGTAATATTGCTCTCATTGAAAAACAACCATCTCGTAATAACAAAATGAGAATTGTTGAAGCTCTTCTCCATTCATATTTCATTATTAAAGGTGTAACCTCTCCAGAAAGTAACATAACAAAATCAATAATATATAGCGCAAAACATAAACTAGGTGCTCATACTCATAAAGGTTCTACAGGTTATAGAGAACGTAAGAAATTAAGTATTACTAGATGTAAACATTATCTTGAGCAAACAAACCAAGATGAAAAGTTTATAAATCTTTTTTCTAAATCAAAAAAACAAGATGATTTAGCCGACTCTTTGTTACAAGCTTTGAGTTTTGAAAAGAATCATGTTTTTGAAACCTTATCATCACAAAAAATTGATACAATATGTAAAATTATATCTAGAAAACCCACACCAAAACAAGAGAAAAAAGGACTAAGCAAAAGCAACCTCAAATGGCTTTTTTTATCTAATAACTTTTCATCCATTGATGATTATACTAATCTTACTCTACAAAATCCCAAAATAGGTAGTGCCGTTAAAAAGTGGTATCATAATGATATCTCACAAGCACTTCGCGAATTTGATATTAATTTGAACTCAATAATTAGTATATAAAGCAAAAAACCTATAGAAGTCATGTTCCCATCTATATTCGGTACTACATATGTGCTGAAATATACCATCTCAATATCATCCATACTTAATATCTAACAAAATTTTACTTAATATGACTTAAACAACAAGTATTCCTACATGTAAATACTCACTGGTAATAATAAATCATGAATAATTTACACGAAGCACATCTTCAAGAATTACTCAATCAACACAAAAATATTATCAACTATCGTCTTGATAGATTAGGTGAACACAAAATTGTTAATACATTTAATACATATGTTATCAATCTCGAGAATCAATTATATCATTACAAAGCTAATTTTGAAGAAACCCAAGTTGAACTTAAAGAAACCCAAGTTGAACTTAAAGAAACCCAAGTTGAACTTAAAGAAACCCAAGTTGAACTTAAAGAAACCCAAGTTGAACTTAAAGAAACCCAAGTTGAACTTAAAGATGCAGAAGAGAAAGGTTGGCATAATGGATTTGAAACAAAACATGCAAAAGCAAATTATAAAAAAGTAAGAATAGATGAACATAAAAAGGAATCGTATAAACAAACTTTAAACGAACCGACAAATAAAAGACTACTTGAAACAAAGGAATTTAGTGATCGTAGACATAAAGTATGTAAATCAATGCAAAAGCATCCTGAAAATTTTGAAAAGCATAAAAAACATGCGCAGGCACTTAAACCTACAACAATAAATAGAACCACAATGAAGCACAGTGTTTAGCAAATTATATAATAATATATTTTGAAATTTAATTTCCCCATAAAGGGGATTGGGATATGAGCTTGATTACCTCCACGTGGTATATCCTGGATATAAAACTGAATATCAAGCAAAAATGTTTGATTATATCTTTTTTGTTGTTTTTCTATAAATAAAGATAAAAATCTAACGCATTTGGTCTCTCTGAAAATAATTGCAATAGAGTTTTACCATAGTTATAATATCTCATTGCTGAATCTTCCTGAACATCCCAATTGTTGTTGAAAAAATCTCTATATATTCTTTGCGCAGTTTGCTGAAGTGTTATATCACCATTACTGTGACATCTCTCATGTTCATGCAAGATAAATAACCTTTGTAATTTTTTTAAGGTGTCAAATATATTCTCAGTCTTGCGGAAAGTTCGTGGCATAGCTATCACATCATTTGTTTTAATATCATTAGGAATTTCTTCCTGCTTATACTTACTCTGTAAATCATACATAAACGCCCTTTTATCTGGATCTGTATAAAACCCATGAGCTGCAATGCTCTTAAGAAAATGAGCAGCCCATTCAATTGCATATATAGCAGTTTTTGTGTCAGGTGCAATAAATCCTTTTGGTACAGGTTTACACATATCCACTATTTCGCTATTTACTTTCTTTCGTCTGAAATCATGTTCATTCATATTGTTTATATATTCTTCATTATCAGTGTTTTTATAGTTTTCTGGCCAAAGCTTAGGGTCAGCTGCAATTTCATCAATTCTGATTTGTACTTTTCTGCAAGTATTATATAACTCTGGATTTTTTTGCATTTCGCGTAATATTATATCATTAATACGCCGAGCACTCAACTTCCTGTGATGCAAAACTACCCTTGTTAAATAAAAAAGATTATCATCATCTATTGCTATAGTACTCGCAATATATTCATCATTTTCATTTCTTATTGCAGTATTCATATCATTATAATAAATAGCTGGCTCAATAATTTTCATTATTTAAGAACTCTATGATTAGACACTTTCTTACATAACACCATATTACAATGTTCTTTAAGTTATAAAAAAATAAAAATAATAATATGCACAAATCGGTACATGGTGATGCAATAAAGTTAATGAAAAATATAAAGAATAATAGTATTGATCTTATACACACAGATCCACCATATAAAAATTATCAATCACAAAGAACCATAAAAAAACAAAAAGAAATAAAAAAAGGTGGTTTCAGTTTTGAATGGTTAATGAATGAAGTCAATCGCGTATTGAAACCAGGAAAACACTTTTATATTTGGTGTGATGCCAAAACATTCTCTGATGCCTATGTAGCTTTACAAAATACAAAAGGCTTAGTGTATAAAAACATGATAATTTGGGTTAAAAACAATCATGGCTCTGGTGATCTCAAAAGTGGTTTTGCTCCACAACATGAAATTTGCATATTTGGACATAAAGGTAAAGGTATTCAATTTTATTCTAAACGTCCTTCTGATGTATTATACAAAAAATCAGATAATGGATGTATATCATTTTATAATAAAGTAAGCGCTTCAAGAGCAGGTCATCCTACAGTAAAACCACATGAAATAATTGTAAAATTTATTGAAGCATCAACTAAAAAAGGAGAAGTTGTTTTAGATATGTATGCTGGTTCATTTTCAACAGCTAAAGCTGCAAAAGATTTAGGTAGAAAAAGTATTAGTTTTGAATTAAATAAAAACTATTTCAGTAAATTTGGTAAAATCTAATAAATATTATCTAATGTAAATAAACATACCCTGTTAAAATCTAGATATCAATCAAGTTACTTAAAGATTATCTAATGGAATAAATTATTATATATGAATAGGGATACACCTATTTATCATAGATTAGGATATGAAACTACATTGGGTAATATATTAGATTTGTATGGTTCAGTATTTGTAGCTAATTCTTTTGGATATGATAAATTATATCTTTTTGTTTTTGATTATCCTGATAAAGAACTATACAAAAACAGATATTCAGAACATAGAATATCTAGAAGTATTATGCGTGGAAGACATAAAAGTCATTTTAATAGTAATGGGAGGATTAGATCATATTATAGATACAGAACAATCAGTCAATCATTGTTACGAGATTTTCAAGACATTCAACATGGTGTTACAGATACTATTATGTCAGCATGTAATACAATTAAGAGATTCTATAAAGTATATTTTGCAAGAAAAATGCGAAAATTAATAAGAAAGTTGGTGGATAAAAAGATTGAATTGTATACAGATATAGTTTCTTGTGAACCATTACATTCTCCATGTATTATTGAAAAAGACTGGACAAATGGTTCACATGTTATATATAATGTTTGTACATTATTTCAATGTCCTGTTATGAAAGTTATACCAGTATATCATGTGGAGGAATCATATGAACATGTTGAATATATAGAAATTCATAAACATGATGAGAATGGATATCCATTGTTTAAGAGTCCTCATACAGGTAGATTATTCAATTATATGGAAATAAAATATGTTAAGAATCATCTGTGGTTTGAGCTTGCATGTTTTCTTGATAGTCAATCAAATTCACAAAGTCAACCAAAGCAGGATAGATATGATATTTCCAATAATCATAATTACGAGTGACTACATTTACATCAATAAAGTCTTCACCAACTAATTTTTGAACATAATAACATTCATTCATATTATATAATTCCATATAAGTTTGCATTTGAGCATAATCATTTAGTGAAATGTTTTCATGAATATGATTTATACGTGATTTAACTTCAAGTAGTTTACCATTTGATGTAATACCATCGCAAATTCCTCTAATCATAAAATTTTTATATCTACCACTTACTTTAGTTGCTTTATAACGTTTAACATTCGCATATTCTTCAAATTCTTTAATTATAATTGGTTCCATTTTGATACCAACAATTGCATTATTGTAATTATAATTATATGGTTTATTTATTGTGTTTCTTTTAGTAATATATTTTTGTAATACTGAATATCGTGAACGATATTTATTTAGTCCCATTATTGAACCTACTGAGCTAACATATAAAACACGATTCATTAATTTTATATATTTTTTTTTTATACATATTATGCCACAATGTATATTCTGTAAAAAGAAGAGCACAATAATGATAATATGTAAAAATTGTGATTGTGATTTTTGTATAAATTGTAGACTTCCAGAAACACACAAATGTAATGAGATTCATTCAATGAAAAGCGCTAAAGTTCAATTACTTGCTGAAAAACTTGACAAAGAAAAAGTAAATCCAATAAAAATTGTAAAAATCTAATACTTATAATATGTCTATTCCAGAAGATAAGATATTATATGAAAAAATTAAAACAAGAATAAAGAAAAAAGTATCAAGATGGCCAAGTGCATATGCATCTGGTCAACTTGTACAAGCATATAAAAAAGAATTCGCTAAAAAATATGGACCTAAAAAATCACCATATGCATCAAGTCAAACAAAAGGCTTAGAAAGATGGTTTAAAGAAAAATGGGTCAACATTTGCAAACCTAAAAAAAATGGAAAATATGTCTCATGTGGTCGCAAAAATATATCAACTAAATCACAATATCCATATTGTAGACCATCAAAGCGAATATCTAAAGAAACCCCAATGACAGTAGATGAACTAATAAATAAATATGGTAAAGATTTTATTAAAAAACAATGTTCAAAAAAACAAAAAATACGTAAAGGACGGTTAAGTAATTTAAATAAATAAACTTATGTAGTGTCAATGTCTATAACAATAGATTCTAGAGAATTTGAATTGATTTCTAAAATGAATATAGTAAGAAATGAGTTTAAAATAGTAACTTTAGATTTAGGTGATATCTTAATAGAAAGTGATTCGCGGAAAATATTAATTGAACGGAAGACAATTGATGACTTATCATCATCGATAATTGATGGCAGATATGCTGAACAACGTGCACGTTTATGTGATGCACAACAAAATGGGTATACAGTTTTATATATAATTGAAGGAAAACAAAAATCTAAATTAAGAGTTCCACATAAAACGATATTAAGTGCAATAATATCGTGTTGTTTAAAATATAAAATACCTGTTTTACCAAGTGGGGATATTGAAGATACTATGTATTTAATTGAGAAACTAGCAAAGAATATTGAAGACTACACAATGAAACAAGTAAATATGGATTATACACCATCTAAGAAAGTACATTTAGAACCAAAGATGGAAATATTATGTTGCGCAAATCGTGTGAGTCCTAAATTATCAAAAGCAATATTGGAGCATTATCCTACAATAAAGGATATTATTGATAAATTGCTAACAGATGGACCATATGCATTATGTCATATTGATAAAATAGGAAATAAGATTTCACAATCAATCTATGATATTCTCATAAGATAATTTGTTTGAATGTATTACACTGTCTTCTGTAGGTGTATTTTGTTTAGATTTTTGGATTTTAATATTTTTGAATAAATCTGACAAATCTATAGATGCGTCTTTGATTTTTTTATATGATTCGTAGGACCATGACGAATCTGCAGTTGAATTTAGGGACTGATCATAAATTACACTTCCAAAAGGCATTTTTATATATAAGTTTATTATAATACTTAAATGAAAATAAACTTATATTACATTCGTCATGGGGAATCAACAGCAAATATTGTACAACACACTACATGTATGGGGACATTAACACATTTATTAATGTTAGATCCTAATTTGTCAGAAGATGGAAAAAAGATGTCTTCAAAAGCATCATTAGAAGCACCATATGTTGATATTGTTCTTTCAAGTGAATTATTACGTGCAATACATACTGCAGTTAGAACATATCCAAAAAAAACAATCCATGTGATACCACATGTTAAAGAATTGGGATACGGTCTTGATAATGTACCTATAGATCATGATTATCAATTATCATATTTAGATGAGTTTAAACATTTGATAATAAAGTATGAATCAGATTCAAATTGTAAAACATTTATGGATTATTTCAAAACACATATAATTCCAAAATTTAAAGATCGGCAAGAGATTTCAGTAGCATTATTTACACATTCAAGATATATCAAAAATACATTTAATCTTAATTCAATGAGAGATGTACCAAATAATGGAATAATTAGACGGACATTTTATACAAAAATTAAATAAGGTGATAATAATGGTAAGTGTATTGATATGTGTACCATCATATGATGGCAAAATAAATATATCGACGATGGAATCTATAATTAAATTAGTTATGATGTTTTCAAGTCAAAGTATTCAAACAGAATTATTCAGTATATGTCATGAAAGTTTAATACCACGAGCAAGAAATGTATGTGGTTGTAAATTATTACAGAGTAAACATACACATTTGCTATTTATTGATACAGATATTTCATTTGATGCTAAAGATATATTCCGGATGTTAAATGCTAAAAAAGGAATTGTTTGTTGTTTATATCCAAAAAAAGGCTATCCAATAGAATTTCCAGTTGATGAAGTTAGAAAATGTGAAGACATAGACTTATGTGTAGCTACACATGGACCAACAGGATTGATGTTAATTGATAAAAATGTATTTAATAGTATTTATTCTAATTTATCAAGTGAGGTTTACATAAATGATCTTGAGCAATATAATGATTATACTATAAATGGAATGTTGTATAACTTTTTTTATACAGGAATACATAATAATCAATATCTAAGCGAAGATTATGGATTTTGTCAACGTGCAAAAATGTTTGGTTTTTATACATATATCTTACTTAATACAGAATTATCTCATATTGGGAATCATACATATACAGCTAAATTTCCACCTAAAGAAAATATGTTATTATAAATAATCATGGTGATTATATCTATTTGTGGGAATATTGGTTCTGGAAAAAGCACAATAATTAATAAATTGAAAGCACATGGATACTGTGTTTATGAAGAACCTATTTCTCAAATGACTGAAATACTTGAAAATTATTATAATGATATGCATAAATGGGCATTTCATTTACAATTAAAAGTACTGAAATTATATCATGACATAAAACAAGAAATAAATCAAAATACAAATAAAGTTTTTATTATAGAAAGATCACCATATGAAAGCAAATTTGTATTTGCTCAATCACTATATAATCAACAAATATTATGTAAAGTTGAAGTTGAACTGTATAATGAATTCTATAATTTGCTTGGATGGAGTCCTAATCATATCATTTATCTTAAGACAGATCCTTCAATATGTATGAATAGAATAATCAAACGTAATCGTGATTGTGAATCAAATATTTCACAGGATTTTATTGTACAATTGCATAATTTATATACAAATTTAGAACAAAATAATATGAATATTGTTGATGGAAATCAATCAATCCATGAAACTTTTATGACAATAATTAATATTATTAATTCCTATACATAAAATATGTGGTTATTGCTTTTATTATGTACTATGATTATGTGTTCAACATTTATAATAAAAAAAGAATGTTTTGAGAATCCAAAAATAGATATGAATGATCAAAGAACTATTGGCCAAAAATATAGACCTGAAAACGGATTAGCAGTATTAAATTTATTATTGGAGAAACTTGGCAAAGACTATTATTGTGTATATGTAATTAAAATTAAACGCCAGGGAGCTTATATAAAAATGAGAACATTTATACAAAATATAAAGAGTTTGGCTGTATTAGAATATGAGATACTTGGTAAAATACCAATGCGAAAAAAAGGTTGTCATAAACTAATATCATACAATATAGTAAATGCTGATGAAAATGATATAAATGGAGGTGATATTAATAATGGAATGTATCATAAATTAAAGAAATAATACTTATTAAATTATATGTCTACATCAGATAAGGATATAATAAAAAAAAAGTTAGAAGGCTATTCTCAAGTAAAGCTTAACAAATTATGTGAATTACAACCGGGGGATCGTGTTAGATACATGATTAATAATGAATTACGTGGAGGAGGTGCTATTAAACTCAATAAATGGCCAGATTATATTGTATTAATAAATGTAATGAATAAAACTACATGGTGTATGCAATTGAAAGAGCCTACATTAAAGGTATGGTGTAAATCATTAGAAAAAGTGCAAAAAGAACGAAACGATCGCGACAAAATATATCAGTTGTATCAAGATGGAAAACTTGTAAAAAAAAAATAACTAATACTTAATGAATAAACTTGATCCATTTGATGTCTTGGGTGTATCACATGATGCATCTATGAAGAATATAAAAAAAGCATACAAACATATGTTATATCAAACTCACCCAGATAAAATGGGTAATGCAAAATATTTCATGATGGTTCATGAAGCATATAATGCAATACAAGAGTTTCACAAAGAAAGAATTAAGTATTCTAATATGCCAAAAACAAAAGCTAATTATAATCAAACTATTGAGAATGTTGCACAGCCAACTAGACTTGACAACTTTACACCTGAAAAATTTAATAAGTATTTTGACAATCATCGCATAGATATGCATAATCCATATAATCATGGATATCAAGAGTTTATGGTTGACCGCAAAAATTATGCTGAAGATATAGAACAAGCTAAAAAATCAAAAGTTCATATACCAACACAACAAGTTATTCTTTATAAAGAACCAGAGTATCTTAATTCAAGTGAAACAGTTTCAAATTGTTTTCATTTAGGCAGTCAAAAAGTTTCTGATTATAGTGGTGGTGGTGGAACTGATATTATGCATGCATTTGCACATAGATCAGGTGAACTAATAGACACTGGTAAACAGTATAATAATTTAGATCATATAATGTCAGAAAGATCAACACAAAATTTACAATTGACTGATGAAGATCAAAAAATAATGAAAAAACGAGAAAAAAAATTGGCAAAATTGGAAAATATGAGATTACAAAATATGAATCATCATGATTCACAAATATCTAAACAGTATATAAATTTACATCAAATGTTACAATAATTAAATGTAATGACATTATATATATATGAAGATTGGAGAATTAATTAGTGATGCTAAGTATTCCAATCTAGAAATTAAGCCATATAACAATAATGGTGTATTATTTATAACAGTATTTGATGAAACTACTAATTCATTTGTTAAAAAACCTTTATTAGAATGGGATAATATTGTTTGCAAATATAAACTAAATTCAATATTTCAACCAGAACAAACTAGTGATGGTACTGTTAGCGCTGGGGCTCAAGGATCAGTATTTTCAAATATAACCATACATGCAGAAGATAGTTCTGGTAATAGAATTCAAGATGATTCTGGTAATAATTGGGAACTATATAGTACGAGTACACTTATCGATTTGACTGATGATATTTTATATTTATTGGAAGTCACACCGCCTGTATATAAATTAGTATTTACAAGTGATAATGCACGTGATGAAACTACAGGTAAAACTGGAATTAATATAGATTTTGACTACTTATGGGAGCCAGAAAGATTTGATCTAACGACTGATATAATATTACAAGCTTCAATGTTAACCTCAATATACACAACAATAACAACTAATATTATGAAATCATCAAATACAGGATCAATATCAATAAATGATGCTAAACGTCAAGCTCAACAAATAATATTGAATAATTTAGGTGTAGATATTAATAAATCCGTATTGAACAGAGATAATACCGGAGTTGATGAAATATTTAGTGAAATTACAATATCACAACAAACTACAGGTGAAATAGGTACAGATACAAAATCAAATGAACAAAATACAAATGAAAGTTTTACAATTTATACTAAAATGCTTGAAGCTTTTGTAAGTGATTCAGAAACATCAGCAAGTAAAGTTGTTCAACAACTATTGGCTGAGACATTAGAAGAAACTGAATCTGAGTCTGATCAATCTGGATCTGAACAAACTGCAAATTCAAGTAGTTTTTTTCAAAATGATACAGTCAAAGAAAAAATACAAAGAAAAACAGCTGAGTCTGAGTCGTTTATAGAAGATGTGTCACCAAATGTTATTAGTAATATTGAAAGTGTTAGAAAAAATTTTGAAATAGTACCTGCAAATTATAGTGGAACTTCATATGTAGAGACTGTAAATGCTAGTGTCACTATTGACGAGTTACAGGACAGCTCTGGCGCAATTACTGTTGAAATTCTGGATGAAGCTACAGTTGCTGCTGAAAAAAAACGAGAAACACCAAGTATGACACCTACAATGACACAAACACAAACAACATCAGTTACACCTACAATAACCTCAACATATACAATGACTGTACCAACACCTACAATCACACAAACAACATCAGTTACACCTACAATAACCTCAACATATACAATGACTGCACCAACACCTACAATGACATCAACAGATACAATAACTGTGCCAACACCTACAATGACATCAACACAAACAACATCAATTACTCCTACAATAACCTCAACATATACAATTACAGCACCTACAATGACACCTACAATGACTTCAACAAATACAATCACAGTACCTACAATGACACCTACAACAACTTCAACAAATACAATTACAGCAGCTACAATGACACCTACAAAAATTAATGAGACTCCAACTTTAACAATACCAACACCAACATCTACAATTACAGCACCAACACCAACATCTACAATTACAGCACCAACACTGACACCAACATTTAGTGTAACTGTAACATCCCCAACACCAATACCAGATTCAATTGAAATTAATTCAGAAGAAAAACATGGTGGAAATCATTTTCAAGAAGTCGTGGTAGCTACTATTTATGCATATTTAAATCATTTGAATAGAAAAACCCCATTAACTTATACTGTAACTGTATCTAATAATAGATTTTTAATAAACGATAATCCATATCTTACATTATATAGAGGAAATACATATATATTTGACATTTCAGCTGTTAATACTCACCATTCTTTTAGATTTTCTGAAACAGACGATGGTATTCACAATAATGGTGTTGAATATACAATTGGTGTTGTAAATGACAATGATACTATATCATTAACAATAAATTCTGAAACACCATCACTTTATTACTATTGTGATGAAAGTTTTCATACAGATATGGGTAATCAAATAAATATTGTTGATGATCCTACAGAAATATCATTTGCAACAGGTAATTATACTGATATAGTACATATATTATATTTTGAAAACAACTCTCATGATATCTCACGTTCATATAATTTTGAAATTGGACCAGATTCCCCTGATCCCCCTGGTAATGATTATTCACTTGTTTCTACTCATCCTGACAAAAATATATATATTGCTGGAAGTTGGTATCCATCAATGTCTGTTGATGCTGACCTTCCTAATAAATTTTCATATACATACATGCAATTTTTGGGCAGTGGTTATTTTCAAGGTGTTGTTAATAATGCAGTGTCATTTGATAATTTCAAATTTGTATTACATAGAAAGTATACAGATGATACTCTGAATGATGATATATTTGAACTTGAAGCTGATTCAGATGCCAGTAACATACTTAATAAGGTAATGTTAGATGGTTCTGGTAGTAGAGGACCAGGATTATATGTAGGTAATGCTGCATATGGTTCAAATCTAGCTTATGATTATGGTGGACCAAATGATGCCACAAGTGAAGATTTTTATCTAAAATTAAAAATTGTAAATCGAGAATACAGATATATAATTATATCAAGTAGGCAAAGTGGTTGGCATATGGAATCACGCAGAATTTCAGCTTATTATAGAAATATGAACATTATTTCAAGTAATAATGAAACAATAGATAACATTGATTATATTTATAACTTTGATGAAAATAATTATGAGCGTTACAGTGGGTTTTTTGCAACAATTAATATTCAGGGAAGTTCAATTATCACTATTGGAGATGTTTTAATTGCATATGTAAATATTGGTGATAACGAAGAAATACGTGGTATTTCGAAAAATATTATTCAAAATTGGACTTTTACAGATGGTATAACTGCTAATATAGTTAATATGAATATATATTATAATAATTCAGAATCTACAGAAATTATTAATTTCAAGTTATATAAACAAACAACAACTGGAGTGATAGAAGGTCACAAAATTCATAATCTTAGTGAACACATTAATATTGTAGATTTAACAACATATCGTTATGGAAATGGTCCAAGTTCAAGTTTTACATTTAATATAGGTAGATTTACTAAAAAATTATATGGACGTTATGATGAATTTTCATTTAATATTAATTTATCAGATCAATCAAAAGAAACTATTTTTGGTTCAAATATAAGTAATATTTCATCATATAGAAATCAATATTATGCTGCAATAAAAGTTGGTTCTACATGGTTATCAAGTACATTAAATGATCGAACAAACTTTTCAGATAATCCATTATCTATATTAACATTTTATTCGGTTGAATTACAAAGTGGTATTGAACATATTACATTACAATTTGATGGAATACCCTTATCTATATCAACATCAATACAACTTTATACAGGATACAATTGGATTGGCTATTTACCTTCTAGTGAACAAAATATACGAGATGTACTAAATACTACAACAATTAGTAATGGTAATCCTTTGTCAGGTATATTTACTAGATATAGAGGTTCATTATACACAGGTACTACCTTTGTTGGAAATTTAACAACTATGAAGCCTGGATCTGGATACATAATACAAATGGATAGTCCTGCTGTACTTACATATAATGTTGAACCAAATAGCCAAGCAGTATCACAACCTTATGGTATTTATAAAATTACAATAATGAATAATCCATTGCCATCAATAATAGGAGATGGCTATATACATATTGAAACTAATTGCCTATCATTTGCATTCACACATGCAAGTAATTCAGATGATGTCTTTGGGATATATAAACAAGAAATTGCAGGAACATATGATGTTTTGGGAGAATTTATAATACAATTTCAAGATATTACTACTATTGGTAGTCCAAATCTTACTGTATCATCAGGTGTTGTACAAGGTGATATATCTCAATTAACACTTAGAGTTGGATTTATTATTGATGAAAATAATTCTGTAAATAATGTTCAAGGTATATTTGATATCAATGTTTCATCAAATTTATCAGACATGTATTATACATTATCAAATTACCCAAGTTCTTTTACTCAATCACCTTTTGATTTTCAATCACAAAAAACAACAACTACATTACCAACTTCTATTAGTGAATATTTTACTATGACAAGTGATAGAACAGATTTTGGAGTATTTGAAGTTGATGGTTCTATAATATCTAATTTTGTTGTTACTATGAGTAAAGATAATCAACAAAGTGATTGGAGTAAAAAAGCAGATGGAGATTCATTAGTCTTAGATGTATTTGATAAAAATGCAATTAATGATTTTAATCCAGATCATTTTATAATATATTCAGATCAAGATACAATCGATAAATCCTCATCAACATTTGTTGACATTGATTACAAATATCCAATAGATATTTCAAAATTAAATACTAATGTAAAAATGATAGCAAGTGCCATTTCAACATTATTGTTAAAACTTCAAGATACATTAGGAAATTCATATGATTCAGAAAATGATAGTAAAATTTTAATTCAAGATAAGTTTGGTATTAATCTAGATGATATTTTCAAACCAGAAGGAGATGAAAGACCATCTCAAACCTCAGAAGACATTAAAAAATGTCAAGACAAATTAATAACTATAACAAATTTATTGAAAAGTTCACTAAATTCATCAACTGATACAATATATCAATCTATTGCAAACAGTGTTATAAGTGAACCTGAAACTACATCAACAACAACCGAAACTGTAGGAGAGATTTTTATATCTCAAATTGTTAGCAATGTAATAGAAGATGTTTATAAATCTGAGTCTGGTATTTCAGAATTAGATGAATCACAACAAACTATAGTTAATAATATTACAACTAACATAAGTTCAATTAGTTCAACTATAAGTCAGAATAACACAAATGAATCAATTACAGTTATTACTCAAAGTGTTATTGAAAATATTCAGAATAATAATATTGATGTTAATAATACAGTTATATCCAATGATGAACTTATTTCAATTCAAAATTTTATTTCACAAGAAATTACACCAACACCAACATTAACAATACCAACACCAACAACAACAAAAACTGAACCAACACCAACATTAACAGTACCAACACCAACAGTACCAACACCAACAGTACCAACACCGACAATACCAACACCAACAATACTAACACCAACAATCAGTACCACAATAACAGAACCAACACCTACAATGAGTAATACAGTAACAGTACCAACACCTACCTTTAGTCTAACAGTAACTGAACCAACACCAACAATAAGTACTACAATAACAGAACCAACTCCTACAATGAGTAATACAATAACAGAACCAACACCTACAATACCAACACCAACAATACCAACACCAACTCCAACAATAAGTAGTACAATAACAGAACCAACACCTACAATGAGTAATACACTAACAGAACCAACACCAACAATAAGTAATACAGTAACAGTACCAACACCTACCTTTAGTCTAACAGTAACTGAACCAACACCAACAATAAGTACTACAATAACAGAACCAACACCTACAATACCAACACCAACAATACCAACACCAACACCAACAATCAGTGATACATTGACAGCAACACTGACAGAACCAACACCAACTATACCAACACCAACAATACCAACACCAACATCAACTCTAACATTCACTATGACAATTACAGAACCAACACCAACAATTACTGATACATTTAGTATAACAAAGACAGAACCAACACCAACAATGAGTAGCACAATAACAGAACCAACACCAACAATACCAACACCAACAATACCAACACCAACAATACCAACACCAACAATACCAACACCAACAATGAGTAGTACAATAACTGAACCAACACCAACAATACCAACACCAACAATACCAACACCAACAATACCAACACCAACAATGAGTAGTACAATAACAGAACCAACACCAACAATACCAACACCAACAATCCCAACACCAACAATACCAACACCAACAATCAGTAGTACAATAACAGAACCAACACCGACAATAAGTAGTACAATAACTGAACCAACACCGACAATAAGTAGTACAATAACAGAACCAACACCAACAATAAGTAGTACAATAACTGAACCAACACCGACAATACCAACACCAACAATTACCAAAACACAACCTACACCAACACCAACTGATACAATATCTATAACAGCAACGTATACACTAACAGAAACTGATACAATATCTAAAACTATTACATCAACATCAACACTCACAGATACAACAAGTAATAGCATAACATTAACGCCTACACATACTATAACACAACCTACACCAACACCAACTAATACAATAACAAATACATCAACGTCAACATTAACAGATACATTAACAATGACAGATACTCTAACAAGTAGTATGTCATCTACACCATCATATAGTCCAACATTTACAATAATACCAACAGCCTATGTAAGATTTAGACAATCAGGTAATAATATTATAATTTCTATAAAATCAAATGTAAATATTTCAACATATACATTTACATTTAACATTACAAATCTTTCAACATATAATCAAATGCTTCAAGTTACGCCTACGGAATATGCATTTAATTTATTTAATTTTGTAAACACAGCAAATACACAAGGATATGATGGATATTCATCTGGACCTGGTGAAATAAATCCTATGATTACTGGTTATTCAAAAAGAGAATTTGGTATTGATTATACATTAACCTCAAGTCATACATTTGTTGATGTATTGATATTAGAAAATGTACAAGATCTTTCAAATTTTGGATTTGTAGAAGTTTTATTAGATCAACCGGATGCAGCAGGATTTAATTTTAACGATATTCCAATAAACATTATATATATACAAGGACTAAATTGGACTCCATAATCTTAAAATTTAAATAATTAAATATAATAATGGGTAGTTATGAAATAGGTAATTATGATTTTTATGGATCTGGTGATGTGAATCAAGATGGACGTATAACTATTAGTGATGCTGCTGAAATAGCTAAATATGTGGTTAACTTAAGAGATTATAATATGTATATGAATGTGCTTGGGAATAACAATGTGCAAATTAGAGATGCTGCACATATTGCAAAAGCAGTTGTTAATTTAGTAACATTACCACCACCACTTCCATTTCCATTTTTTAAATTAGACAATATTAATACTACAAATAATACAGCAATATTAAAGTTAAACACAACATCAATTCCGGATAATGTGACATCAATTGGTGCATTTGAAATTGAATTTCGGAATGCTGATTTAACAAATATTAATATTCCTAGTACATTAGTAAGTAATAATTCATATTATTTAAAAGGACCACAGCGATTTGTATATGCAAACACTGATGGAATTGATGCAACTACAAGTGGGATTTTTGAATTTGATATCACATTTGACAATAATGTTGGAATAGAATTGATAGAAAATAGAACCAAATTATGGGATAACTCAAGTAATGTTAATCTGATAATGATATAAACGCAAGAATATATTATTATTAAAGTGTGGAAAAAAGTCTTAGAATATAATATGATGAACGCCAGTACAAATGATGCCAAATTTTCAAATATTGAACTAAATAACAAAACTCGTGATTTATTTTATATTACATACACATCAAAAAATGGCAATAAATACAAGAATGTATCTGTACCATTATTGAAATATAATGCAGATAATTTAACATATTCATTAAATATTGATGCAAATAATTATTTAAATGATAGTGAATTCTGGTCAGGTGGAAATGGAAGTGGATATAATAATAGACGAAAAGGATTAAATAGAGTAATAACTAGATTTTCAAGTAAATCTGTTAATATCCCACGAAATGCACAGTATCCAATACCAAAACAAATCACAACTCTAAACTACTATTATGCTATAAGTAATAGTCCACTGTATTATGGTGACCTTGATGGAGATGAAGAACTTACAGGAAAAGATGTATTACTTTTAGCACGTCTTGCAAAAGGTCTTGATAATATTGACGATTATTCAGATATTAACAGTATTGATGGTGTTGATAGGAGAGTACTTGCATATGTGGCAGATCAACCATTAGCTTATGATCCAGCATTTGATCCTCCAAATGATCTTGATGTAGAGGCTTTAATGAGATATGTAGTTAAAGAAGAGAACTATACATCACTTCCTGTTTATAGTGCTGTACCAAGTACACCAACAATGACAGGAACTATAACACCAAGTACAGAAACACCAAGTTCTATTGGTATTGAAACAACATTAGATATTGGTAATAATTGGCAACTAAAAACAAAAGGAACAGGAGAATTACAATTTGTTAATATTGATGATGTAGGTAACTTAAGTGTAATGGCACAAATAATTCCAAATGAAACTGGAACAAAACTTACAGAAACCGATTTTCCTCACAATGTTAAAATAAATATATCAGAAAATTGGCAAATTTGGTATCCAGGTTTAAGTGAAGAAACACTTCCTAATGATGATCCTGCAAAACAACTTAAATTTCTGTATAACAATATTTCACAAACATTAATAATACCATATGTTGGAACATCTAATGGATTAGAGAATTTAATTAATAATAATTATGCATTTGGTGAATTATGGCAAATGGTAGGAGAAGCAAATAAATTGAAATTTTATTTTAGAGAAAATACATACAGTGGAACGAAATATTACCCACAGGTTGTTATAGGAACTCCTAATGCATCAATGCAAAAGTATATTGCGATGGCAAAAAAGATTAGGTTAATATAATGAAATGTGATATAGTTAAAATCATTGTAAAATCTAATAGTAATTACAATTGTGGAACTGGATTTTTTATTAATAATAATAACATTATTACTGCTGCACATATTATTGATATCAATAATAAAAATACTATATACATATTATTTTATAATGCTATAATTGAAGTAGAAGAGATATGTAGAGATAATTTACTTGATATTTCGATATTAAAAACTCAAAATAAAATGATTAATAAAAAAATCAAATGTGCTGAATTTTCCAGTATACCTATAGAAATTGGTGAATATTGTTATACAATAGGATATGAATTAACAGAAAATACATTAATATGTAAGACAGGAACAATCATACAAAAATCATCTGTGAATAATGAATTATTTGATCAATTAAAAACAAGTATTCAATGTTCAAAAGGAATATCAGGTTCACCTATTTTTAATAAATCAGACAAATTGATAGGAATAATTACTTGGAGTGAAAATAGTATATGTGGGTGTGCCAATTTTGAATGTATTAAAATATTTATAGATTCATATTTAACTAACAAAAAACACATTCATAATCATTGCGAAATTCAAAGCACACCATTATCTGTAATTGATATAATTGAAAATAAAATTATGAGACTATACAAAAATGTTCATGGTGCATTAGTAACAAAATCTAATGTTACTAATATAAAAAAAAATGATATTGTATTGTCTATAAATAATCATATTGTAAATAATGAACAAAGTATTGAAAAAATATGTTATCAAAAAGAGGGTTCATTGTCATTTTCTGTTTTAAATTATAATCCTAAATCACATAAATATGATGTATTAAAACAGATTTCAGTAAATTTGAAAAATCATGAAACATATAGTCCATATAAATCTACTAATCTATTGTGATATGATGAAATAGATTTAAAGCACTATTAATTTTGATATCTATGAATATTTTTGAACGACAAGTTAATTTTAATGAAGAAAAGGGTGAAAAACAAAAGACAACATATTTACCATACATAAATTCTGTATTATTACTAACTATAGTAGGTATATTATTTACAATTTTAGGATTTGTTATATCAGAATTGGATTATATTCATGAAACACTTAATATTGTTCACTCTGTAAAAGATGAAGTGAAAGAAGTAATTGATGATTTTGAAAACACACATTATCAAGTTGATTTAATGTTTCATAAAATTATAGATATTGAGAATAGAGTCAATGAATTATATGATTATAATATTAATGATATGATGTTGGTATTGCAACATATGAATAATATGATTGAACAAAATAATAATATATTAATTTCAATGGAAACATAATTTCACTTAAAGAGTATAATAGTTATAAGATAAGAAAGATGGCAACAAAAGATAAATATCAAAAATATACACCTTTGGAACATATATTAGCACGTCCGGATACATATGTTGGTTCATTAGAAACTGATAATGAGAAACAATGGGTATTAAACAAAAATAAGACCGGATTTGACTACAAGACAATAAAACATATTCCTGGATTATACAAAATATATGATGAAATTCTTGTGAATGCTATAGATCAGGCATCAATTGATAATAAACTTGACACAATTAAAGTTTCAATAGATGCAAATGGAACTATTACAGTTATGAATACAGGTATTGGAATACCAATTGAAAAACATAGCAAAGAAGATGTATATATACCTGAAATGATATTTGGTCAATTACTTACAAGTTCAAATTATGATGACAATATAAAACGAACTGTAGGTGGAAGAAATGGATATGGTGCAAAATTGGCAAATGTATTTAGTTCTATGTTTACATTAGAGGTTGATGATGTACAAACACAACAAACATTTACAATGACATGGACTAATAATATGCAAGAAAAAACTGAACCAATTATTTCAAAAAAAGCTTGCAAGAAAGGTTTGGTTAAAATAATATTTAAACCAGATTACAAGCGTTTTGGGTTGAAAAAGTTAGATGCAGATTCATTTGCACTGTTTGAAAAGCGTGTATATGATGCTTGTGCATGTACACCTGATAGAGTAAATGTATATTTCAATGATATAAAACTATGCTATAAAAATTTTGAAAAATATGTGGATTTATACATTGGAAATAAAAAAGAAACTAATCGAATCTATGAATCAACAAAACGCTGGGATGTTGCGGTTTGTTATAGTGATGATGGATATAAGCAAATATCTTTCGTCAATGGAATAAATACAAGTATTGGAGGAACACATGTGGATCATGTTGTACGAAAGATAGTAAACAAAATTATTGATAAAATTATAAGTAAAAATGCAAATTCACAAGTCAAAGCAAGTTTTGTAAAAGACCATATGTTTGTATTTGTAAAAGCAACATTGGAAAATCCTTCTTTCTCAAGTCAAACTAAAACAGAGTGTACATTGAAACCACAAAGTTTTGGAAGTACCTTTGAGTGTTCAGACGATTTTTCAAAAAAACTACTCAAGTTGGGAATAATGGAAGATGCAATGGCTCTTGCAAAACACAAAGAATTACGAGAATTATCTAAAACAGATGGTAAAAAAAGAGGTTCTATCAAAGGAATTCCTAAATTGGACGATGCAAATTTTGCTGGAACGTCCAAAAGCGAGAAATGCACATTATTTTTAACAGAAGGTGATTCTGCTAAAACATTTGCAGTAAGTGGTTTGAGCGAAATTGGGCGAGATTATTATGGTATTTTTCCACTGAGAGGTAAACTGCTAAATGTACGAGAAGCTACACCAAAACAATTGATTGACAATGTTGAAATTAATGCAATAAAACAGATTTTAGGATTACAACAAGGCAGAATTTATGAATCATTGTCAGATTTGCGATATGGTCATATTGAAATATTAACAGATGCTGATGTTGATGGATCACACATAAAAGGTCTTATTATTAATTTCATTCATACATTTTGGCCAAGTTTGCTAAAATTTCCTACATTTATTCAATCGATGGTAACCCCTGTTATAAAAGTATTCAAAAAGAATGAAGAATATAGTTTTTATACAATTAGTGATTATAATGTATGGAAAGAAACTAAACCTTGCAAAGGTAAAACTTATACAATTAAATATTACAAAGGATTAGGCACAAGTACTTCAAAAGAAGCTAAAGAATATTTTCGCAATAAATCTCAAAATACGGTCTATTATATAGAGAATGATGATGCATCACCTCATATAGTGCTTGCATTCAAAAAAGACCATGCAGATAATAGAAAACAATGGATATTAGATGGAATACAAAATAATGAAACTATTGAATATACAGGAAATAATCAACAAATTGACTACTCAGATTTTATAAACAAAGATCTAATTCAATTTAGTATAGCTGATGTTGAACGTAGTATACCATCTATGATTGATGGGTTAAAACCATCTCAACGGAAAGTTATATTTGCATGTAGAAAGCGAAAAAATACAGAAATAAAAGTTTCACAATTAGCTGGATATGCATCTACAGTAAGTGCATATCATCATGGTGAACAATCAATGAATTCAACAATTGTTGGTCTTGCTCAAAACTTTGTTGGTTCAAATAATATAAATCTATTGCAACCAAAAGGACAATTTGGTACTCGTCTAATGGGTGGAAAAGATGCAGCAAGTCCTCGTTATATATTTACAATGTTATCAAATAATTGTTCTCAACTTATAAAAACTAATGATGATCCTGTATTATCATATTTAAATGATGATGGAATGGAAATAGAACCAAAATATTATGTACCTACATTACCACTTGTGTTAATTAACGGTGCAGATGGTATTGGTACAGGATATAGTTCAAATGTACCTTGTTTTAATCCTGATGATATAAAAACAAACATTAAATTATCTCTAAAAAATGAATCATTGAATGAAATGATTCCTTGGTATAATGGATTTACAGGAGAAATTAAACCAGTACCAGATTTTCCAGGTCATTATATTACAATTGGTAAATATTCTATTGTAAGAGATAAACTGGAAATAACAGAGCTCCCTATTGGCAAATGGATCCAAGATTATAAAGAGTTTTTGGATTCATTGATTGATGATAAAATTATCAATTATCGCAATCATAGTACAGAAGATAAACCTCATTTTGTTGTTAAAATTGATCCAAAAGTTATATCAAAATGTGATGTATTAAAAGTTTTCAAGTTGACCTCTAATTTAAGTACTAAAAATATGCATTTATTTGATGCAAATGGTAATATTAAAAAATATGCAACACCAAATGATATTATAGAAGAATTTGTTTTGGTGCGAATGAAATATTATCAACTGCGTAAAAATCACATTATTTCACAATTAACATCAACACTTGATATTATATCAAATAAAGTTAGATTTATTGAAATGGTTACCAATGATGAAATTATAATCTTCAAAAAGAAGAAAGATTCAATTGTTAATGATCTCAAACAAAACAAATTTACTAAAATTGATGATTCATATGATTATTTACTTAATCTTAAATTATATAATTTGACTCATGAAAATATTGTTGATTTGAAAAAACAACATAAAAATACTCAATCTGAATTATCAAATATTAAAAAGTTAAGTACACTTGATATGTGGACAAATGATCTTTCTTAATGTATCCATTTTGGTACAAATTCACTAGAAATATTAGTATCAATTGTTTTTATAAATTCTGTAAATTTTTTATGTAATTCTTGTTCTCGTTTGTTAATTATAGATATAACTTCATTTTTATTATAGAATGATTTATTTGATTTTAAATCTCCAATATTAAAAATATCTTCTATTTTTTGTTTGTCATTTTTATGTTCATGTTTAAGCTTCTTGTTACAATTTATTGACCAGTTTGCTAATTCATTTGATAAAATTTCAATGTCATCATGTTTTCGTTTCATATATTTACAATATTTTAAATGTTTAATACTTATTATGTCACTTAAACAACAGATTCGCAATATAATTAAATCATGAAGTCATATGATGATTTACCATATGAAATACGTGAAAAAATTGATATCAAACTTCATAATATTAAAATGCTAGATGTAATTAATGAATTTAAACAATTAAAAATCTATGCGCAAAATAGTTTGAAGTTGCATGAAGAATTACATAATTATCATGCAAATTATGAATATCATTTTAGATCATTTTGTTTACATGTTGCAAATAAAACAAAATTTAATAAAAAATTATCAATTCATGAAAAAATTAGATTAGATCAGAGATGGCTTCACGATTATAGTCATGTTCATCTGATTAATCTCATCAGCATTTATTCTTTGATTAAAGATATCAAACAATGTTGTGCTGATAACAATATCAAAGGATTTTCAAAGATTAACAAAAATAATAAAGCTATATGGATTCGTAAATTATATGAACGGCAAAACAATGAACCAATTGGATCAAATGCAAAACTGAGATCACTATTTAATTTTCTATGATATAATAATGTTCTTCAAAATATCATCATTAACACTCTTAATTATAATAAATATTTTACTAATTGTTCTCTTTGGAATAATCTATGGTCAAATGAATGAAGATTTTGGATTTACACAGACTATAGATCCCTTTTATTTTTCACTTACTACATTAAGCACTGTAGGATATGGTGATTTTATGCCAAAGACAACTAGAGCAAAAATTGCTGTAATGTTCCACCAATTCATTATTTTGTTGCAAATTGTAAATTTAATACAACTATATTTAATAAAATACTCTAAATATTCTAAATATATAACTTAAAGAATATAACATAATATTGTCAAAAGATGAAACTAATAGAATTTATTGATCCAGTAGAATGCAAATGTATAAAACGTCCATCTGTTGTAATAAAAAGTCCATATGTTGCAGATATTTTAATAAACAACAAAGAAATGTTGGCACATTGTCCAAGTTTAGGACTTGGCAATATAATTCAGCCAGATTCAATTATGTTAGCTACAAAATCTAATACAAAAACAAAAACAGATTATACAATACAAGCAGTACTAGAAGATAATGTATGGGTTGGAAATGTACCACTTCACGCAAATAGGATTGTAAAGAATCTATTAGAAAATACAAATCATATTATGGAAAATATCAAACATATTAAACCTGAATTCAAATATGGAGATAGTCGTTTTGATTTTCTCATCAATTTGAATAATGATGAATGTATTTATTGTGAAGTGAAAAGTGTCCATATAAAACAGAACAATACCGCAATATTTCCAGTTGGTTACATAAAACCAAAACAAAATACAGTGTCAGAAAGAGCAAATAAACATTTGACAGAATTAATATCCCTTGCTAAAGAAAACAAAAAAGCCATGTTGATTTTTGTTGTGCAACGTGGTGATTGTGATAAGTTTAGTCCTAATTTACAAAAAGACCCTATATTTTCTGGTTTGTTACACAGTGCACTACAAAACAACGTAATTATTAAAATTATATATACATATGTTGATACAAAAGGAATCTACTTTAGATATATTGAAGATTATAAATAAATTGAAAAACTTATTTTGATATATATCTTTTAAGTTTTTTCGCTGCTTGCAACCTTTCCTTTATAGGTGTTCTTTTATTATTTGCTAATCTATACATTTTCTTCTCCTTTTCCTTTTTTAAACTACATGGATTGATTTTACCTAAAATCTTTTGTACTTCATTTGTATTATTATTATTTGTAATATTTATAATTATTTTTGGATTTTTTTCATTTGTTAAATCAATAATCTCAATCATTAATTTCTTATCCGAAAAAACTGCAATTTAATAAAATAAAAAATCTATATACTTAAAGAACGTAGAATGTATAGTTTATAAGCCCTCCCAAGAAGAAATTTGTAATAATGCATATTGTTATTTACAACAACAATATAACTAAAGACAGATTGCAAATTGGTGACAAAGTCTTAATATCATTATTTTATGCAAGTGCATATTGTCATACTAGAAAAGAATTTATTGGAGAAAAAATAGAACATTCCTGGGGAGAAATATTAGAAATTCATCCAATTGCAGATAGTATCAAAATTACGCTTATGAACTGTTGTAATTATAGTATGAGACCTGAACAATCACTAAAATATAAAGACTGTTTACAGATTAGTAAAAATAATATCAAATATCATAAAACAACATATTTTGAAACTCCTTCAACATTAAGCTCTCTTCAATTAAAAATAAAATCTCTTGTACAATCTTATGTACAATCTCTACCTGAATCTGAAAAACAAATATGGGATTATATGAAAGATGAAGAAAAATTAAAATATTTGGATATAAATAATACATTATCCAGTACCAGTAAGTTCACGTTTCATTAGTTTATTATATAAACCTACTGGTTTGATTACAACTTTTTTACATAAAAACTCTTTACTTGTCAATAATCTTTCCATCTGATATATTCTATATCTATATTCATTGTCACTTAATTTATTGCTTAGGTTCCTATTATGTAATTCAGAGACAAAGTAATTTATATTGTTAGTTGATACTTTTATATATCTATTGATAACTTCATGATATATGTATTTTAATACATCTTCATGACTATATAACTTTTCTATTGCCTTGTATTTAACCTTATCAAATGACCAATGTGAAATTTTTAATCCAACTTGTTTCTCCAACTTTTGCTTATATACTAATCTTAATTCTAATAATTTGTTTTTCAATTCGTCTTGTACTAACTTTTTGACTATAATCTTTTCCCATTTGTTTAGTCTTTTTGTAATCAACTGAGATTCTCTCCATTTTTCAAGAATTTCATAGATCCTCATGATTATTTCATTTCTTTTATACATTGGTTTTCTTTAAGTTATATTTTTGTAGTTTCTTTATTTTAGGTAATAATGTGGAGCGATAATGTTCAGCAAGTTGAGATATTTCATTAACAGTCATATATTTCACATTTTTCTTGCTTTTAACAGATGTTGGTTTGAGCTTTAATTGTTTAGAAATTGGTTTAATAGGCATTAATCTTCTAGAATTAGATGGAACTAAGAATATATTAATATATGGTTTTAGAGTATGAATAAAATTTGTAGTATTATATTTTTGAGTTTTATGAATGATAGAAATTGGCAAGTGTTTTTTATATCCAAGAAGATTTATAACAAGGATAATTTGTTTTGTTTTAATAAATTTTGGCAAAGTGGTTAATAAAATAATATATAATGATTTTGGAGCATTTGTTACTAGTAAATTGAATAGCTTTTCATATAGTAATTTATTCTCACATACTATATCTTGAACTTGGTCAATAATAACCAATGTATTATGTAAAATATTTTTATTTACAATTTTCAAGAAATTTTTACAATTAATAATTTTAAACGCTTTTGGTATAACGTTTCCAACAAACAATGGTTTAAAAATTTTTATAAACTTTTCTTTCACTGGAGTTACAATAAATATTTTTTTAACTTTTTTACTATGATACAGGTGTTTTGCAGCTAATAAACTAGATACTATTTTATCATTTCCTAAACTATGAAACAATAATTTATTTTTGCCATTTTGAAAAGAATTACGCACAGCTTTACAATGATCTTTAAATTTAGTACTCATATATTAATACTATAAAAAATGCCAACTTGCTGGATTTAGATTTGTTGTATTTACTAATGTACTAAAACATAACATTGACTTTGGTGGTTCCTTTATCAATGAAAAATAATCCATATTTCCATCAGTGATTTTTCCACCATAAAATAATGTCATATGTGGCACATGTTCAATATTAATACCAATATCACTTAAAATTTCACAATCATATCCATATGCTTCTAATGGATCACTTGCATACATTTGTTTAAATATTTTCCCTTTTGTAAAATTGCCAACTTTGATATTTTGTAATTTAGGAAATTCTGGAATTGTTACATGATTTGTACTAAGAGTAATATGAGGTATGAAATCAAGTGTAAATTCTTTCTTTATATGACGCCAATTATATGGTACTAACCAAATACTAAAACCATATCCATTCATAGTCATTTCCTATAATAGCTTTGATAAATAATTTAAAGTTAAAGATAACTGAATACTTATTAGCAATATAATGTATCATTTGAATAACAAACAGATAAAACTTAATGAAGACAAAGAAATTGATGATAATGATTTAATAAAAGTATGTGAAGTTGGAAATCATATATATTTTTATAGTGATGTTACTAGATTTAATATATTAAAATTATTAGTAATACTGAAAGAAAAAACTTTATCCATAAAAAAGAAGTTTATAGATAATGATAGTGGTACTATATTTTTGCATATATGTAGCAATGGAGGTTCTATACATGAAGGTCTTGCTGCCATGGATACAATTAAAAGTAATGATATACCTGTAACTACTATTATTGAAGGATTGGTTTGTTCAGCAGCATCTTTTATAGCATTAGGAGGTAAGACTGTTGTTATGAGACCTAACGCGCATTTACTAATACATCAAATATCAAGTTCATTCTGGGGAAAATATGAAGATTTCAATGATGAAAAACAAAACTTGGATAAATTAATGCAACTTCTAAAAACATTGTATACTAAAACAACTATTATTCCAAAAGAAGAACTTGATGTAATGTTTAAACGAGATATGTATATAAACGCAAAACAATGTTTAAAATGGAAAATTATATCTAAAATTATTGAATAATGACTTAAAGATGAAACTTACCAAAGGGTAAGACGAAAGCTATATAGATACAAATAAATATGAATCAGCTTCCATTTGAGTATGCATTCATTGGAGGAATAGCAGAATATTTATTAGGTTCAATCATGAATATGCACACAATGCGTCAAGCAGAACTAAGAAAACCAAATGATGTTGATATAGCCATTGAACGACCAACTTACGAAACACTATGTTATCTACAACCATATAGAAGATATGAGGATGTATGTTTGCAGATCGAAAGTGGAAAAGTAAGATATAAATTAAAGATTGGAGGAATAAATGTTGATGCTATACCTGTTGATAATTTGAAAGATAAAATAAGAATATTTAAAAGTCCCGATTGCAACATAGTTTTTCCGATTATTGATATAGATTCATTGATTGTATTGGAAAAAAAAGCAAAAGCTGATTCGAATGTGAAAGTTGATATTGGAAAACATCATACTCGGATTTTTTGGTACAATTTTCATTATCGCAATCTGATGGAGTATTTGGTAAAGAGACCTTTAAAAAGGAAAGAAAACTTGCAACATGAAATGCAAAAAAAGAAAATTTGTACAAAGACAAAAGGTGAACCTGTTATAGATAATGGTTACGAGTCGCCTGATGAGACTTTTAAATTTTTTAAAGATTAAAACAATAGTGTAATATTTATTTATTATTATATTATAATGTTATTTGAAATTAGAAACACCGCTGAAATTATAGATGAAAATATGCTGATGAAACGGTATCGTAAATATGACAAAAAGCAACATAGACCAATACAATATACAAAAGAGGTTCTAATGCAAACAGGTGGATTTTCTGAGAAAGTTGCGGAAAAAATAGCAAGAAAAACATCTGTTAGACCATGGAGAGATTACAAAAAAGATGGATTCCTAAAACAGCCAGCCAAGGAAATGAGTCCAGATAACAGTATTAGGGAATATCTAAAATCATACTCAAAATCTACTACATTTAATTTGAATTATAAATCAATTAAAGTTCTAGAAAAAGGCGCATGTCGCTATAAACAGAAAGCACAAAGAAAGCAGATTCTAAATCTGCTTAAGAATGTAAAAATTCTTACTAAAGATGATAATGATGAAAACAATGAAAGGCCGAAAAATGGTATAACATATGAAAAAATACAACCAAATAATTTAAAAGATATGTGGGTTTTAGATAAAGATTGGGTATTAGGAAAAAGACGAGATATATATACAGGAGAAACAATTGCAAAATTATCAGCTTATAAAATATTTCAACCAACAAGAGCCTCTTTTGGTCCGGGACCAAATATTCATTTATATCGAAGAAGATACCCATCTAGATACTGTGACTCTAATATACTAGCGTCGATCAGAGATGAACAAATTGAAAGGTTTGATAATTTGAGTCCAGAGTCTCGAAGACGTTTCCCGATATGGGAGTATGAAAGAGTATATCCTGATCCATCTACTAAATGGCGTCTGCGATATCCACAAACTGGTGAGACTCCTATATATGGACTAATCGAATCACCTTATACAAGAATCCCAGATCAAACTCCAGTGAAATTAAGTGAAATATATAATAAGAAAGTGTATAAAATTTATAATAAAATTTTAAATAAAAATATTTATGAAAAAATAGGAGGATATAACGGTAAGTTTAATTTATTAGTAAATATGATGAAAAATGAAAAGAAAACTATAAGTAAAATAGCATCATTTTATGAGTAAAATTAAAAATATAGTATTAAATTATATGTTGTATTTTGAAATAAGACAAACCGGTGAAATTATCAGTGAGAATGTATTGTTGAAACGCTATGGTGGATATGACGAAAAGCTACATAAACCAATGAAATATACAAAAGAATTTTTGATGACACTTACTGATGCAGGAGGTAGAAATAAATTTACTGAGAAAGCTGCGGAAAAAATATCAAAAAGAACATCTGTTAGACCATGGACAGATTTCAGAAAAGATGGAATGTTACGCAAAGACGTGGCAAAAACTCCTCTTGAAAGTATAACTAAATATCTTGAATCTAAAATACCTTTAAATGCTAATAAAGTAGAAAAAGGATTAAAACTTGTAAAATTATATAGACGCAAACAACAACAAAAATTACAACAAAAAAGTCAAAAACAAAAGATACAAGAATTAGTTAAAGATGCGAAAAGATTTGAATCAATCAGCAGAGAAAAATTAGAACGTATGTGGGTTTTAGATAAAGATTGGATAGCAGGAAGACGAGAAATATATACAAGTAAAAACATTGAAAATTTGTCAATTTTTTCTATATTTCAACCTCTAGGAGGTAAGCAAATAACAAATAGAGTCAGTTGGGGAACCTGGAATAGGGGGGATCAAAATCCTGAGTTAATGAGAGAAAGATTTTATAAAACAGATGATGACAATGAGAGAATACGATTCTTAAAACGAGAGACTGGATTGAAATATAGACGAGTATATCCTGATATGTATGATTCTTATAATGATGATATGAAATTCTATGGAGAGCCTTTATATGGAAAAATCAAATCACCGAAGACGAAAAACTATGTTACTCCAGTTCTATTCAGTAACATGTATGATGATAGCAGTACAGGAGGATATAATGGTAAATTCAAATTATTACTAAAAATGATGAAAAATAAAGACAAAACTATAAGAAAAATAGCAAACAAATGTTAAATTTTAAAACAAAATAGTTTATCGCGTAAAATATTACGGCATAATTCAGGTTCACTTACTGGAATACAATACATCATTTTGTTAATAAATTGTACATCAATGTCTGGTAAAATTGGTTCACTATAAATATTTTTGAGACCTTTTACAACATCAAGTTTAACAATTGGTGGGAATTTATGTTGAAGTTTCAATTCTGGGTCTTTCATGATAATTTGAAAAGCAAATGGTAATAATCCTGCATTTTGTGGTGGCAATACAGCAATAAGTTGTTCAATAGGGGATAATGGGGAATCATCTAAATCTACAGAGTTCCATAAATCATTAAATTTAGTTTCAGATAAATTTTGCATATATTCTAAAAAATCACTACATAGAGGGGCATTTCGGTGTTTGAAGACCCATAACCAAGAGGGACAATTATCTTGATTATAATACTTCCAAGTCCATGAGAGGCATCTGACAAAATCGTCCATAACAATTGTAGATTTTACAGAAGAGTTGAAATAGTAATTATTATATTGAGCTTTCCAGTTTATATGCAAATCTTTAAAATCAATAAGATTATATAGTGATTGATAATATGTATGGAAAGGATTACAAGTTTCGGTGTAAAAAGAATGCTCATATAATTGAACATCAAATTCATATTGTTGTTGAGGTGTAAGTTTACCTTTTGGTTTTCGTGACATACTACCAGAACCTTTGGCTTTAACAGCAAGTTTCTTTACTGCAATATCTTCAATTGAACCCAAATTAATTAAAAATGTTATAAATGCATCAATATTCAATATATTATCTTGCATAATATGTTGAGGTAAACCTTTTGTGTATGCGGTGAGTATTTTATCTAAACCATTATCACGCATTTTAGTATGTACAAATGGTTCGACAAAATCGTTACCTCCAAAGAAAGTTATAAAGATTATATCATCTATAATTTGTTTACGATCATAATGTGAAAGATTGAAATCTTTAATCAAACAATCTGCACATTTATCAACATCAAAATATATAAATTCAGAATCAGAATATGATTGTATTTCAACACTGGTATTTTGAGGTTCGCGTAACAATTTAACATTTTTTTGTAGTTGCATGGATAACATAATCAAATCAGCATCTAATCCATATATAACCATAGAAGGACTTTCACCATTTAGTTTTGGACTGCCATTTCGTATAAATTGCATAATTTTTTGTTCACCTTCACCTGGAAGATTAGCATCACTAATGAATACTTTATATTGTTTAGTAGGATTTTTGATGTGCTTACTAAAAGCTCCAATCATTGCAAAATTTTTAATTCTACTTGCTAATTTTGACATGAATGGTGTACCAGGTGTAATTTTATTTCCATCAAATTCTAATTTAGTTTCAATATTGTATCTGTGCTTTAATTTTCTCTTGTATACATCATCTTGCACTTTTTTATAACGTCTTTGTCTTTGTTTTACCATTTTCCCCATTGGAACTGAACCATCAATTGCAATAAAAACAAACTTTTTAGGTTTAACAATTTGAGTTACAATGTAACTTGTATATTTTATTACTTCAGCAATCAACTCTTCTTCTATATCACGAAGAGACATTGTTGATGTAATATTAACTTTTGATTTACAATAGTGAATTAAACAATTATAATCTAAATATAATTGATCAACTTGCAAATTTGCATCCCAATAATGAATATCATGATATTTCTCAATAACTGTCCTAAATAAACTTGGAATCCCCATATTCTTTAATTAGTATGTTAACTTGATTCTTCTTTAAGTATTAAGTTCATTTTCATGATATAAATAGTAGATATTTAGAGGTTGTGTTCTGCCAGCACGTTGCGCTCTACCTATAACCTGTTTTTCCATATCGTGAGGCATTTTATGATAAAAAATCAAATCTGTGGTATTTTCCAAGTTCAAACCGGTTCCATAATGACTTGCATTAAGCATTAAAATATCTAGATTACTATTTTTAAATCTATTTAGAATTGAATTTACACGTGATATAGATCCCATTAATTTACTAAACTCTTTGCTAGTATTTTCAAGTGCATTTTCAATTAAAGTAAAACTTTGCTCATGTGAACTAAATATCAAAAATTTACCTTGCTTTTTTGAAATAATGTCATATACAGCTTGTTCTTTTGTAATTATTTTATTATGATGACAATTATGTATTTTGTGATTATTATCAATAACAATTAAATCTTTAGCATTAATTTTTGCACGACATAATGGACACTTAGAATTTGATGCTTTTAAACTTCGTGTAATACATTCAAAACAGAATATGTGTTGACAACATGAAACTAAGGTTGGTTTTGTAAATTCATCATAACAAACATTGCAAACATAATCATTATCATTATATTCAGCCATACGTTTTTGAATACTTTCAATCTTATTTTCTAAAGATTGTATTGCATTTTTAATAGAATTAATTTTTTTGGTTTTAGAATCAATATCAGTTTGTCTTGTATACTGTAATGAATTTACATAAACTAATTCTCGATTCAAATTTGATATACGTTCATCATACATTGTTGTAACACTAGATATGATATTATCATATGTATCAATTGAACATCCAACTTTTTCAATAGCACCTTGAATATTTCCTGCATTTAACATTGACATCACAAATGAACTTACATTTCCATCTAATACTTTTATATATGCAGGCGCTTTACAATGAATTGTATTAATGATTGGATTTGGTAATTTGAAAGACAATTTGATGTATTCATCTTTATTTTTTAATACAATAGATTTTAATAACATATTTGCAGAATCGTGTTCTAAATAACGAAAAGTATCTTTTATATATCCATTTCGTCTTATTCCATCCAGATATTGCCTTGATATCATAGTTCTTCCAGTATTTGGAAGTTGATGTTGTATAAGATAATTTCCACTTGGAAAAAATAAATTTTGTAAAGAAGATGTTACAAACCATGTAAAATTTGTTAATGGTCTTCGTGCTGCTGGAATACTTATACTATCTGCTTCATCAAATATCACTCGTGTCCATTTACAACGATGTATTTCGGTAAATTCATTATACATACTACTACTACATAATGTTATTCCTTTTTGATTTACATGTTCATCTTCACAAAATCTGATAATATCTTTTCGTTTTGCAATAATGGTTAATGCTAATCTTGTATGTAAAGAAATATAGTTTTGCCATTGTGAAACACATGAATGTGGAACTACAATTAAATTTGATTCTATAAATGGTTCAACATTTTTACATTTAAAATATGCAAATGAACTAAAATGTTCTATTATAACTTCATCCGGTTTAAATACAGGCTTATCTGCAATATGTGCTAAAATTTCAATAGATTTACCAGAACCTGTACTATCAGCACAAATACCAATATTTGTATGAATACTAAAATCTTTGTTCATATCTAATGTAATACCATTTTCTAAATTTTGCATTGCTTTTAACATTGTTTTCTGATGATCTTTCAATTCTATCTGAATATTTGTACATTCCGTATAATCCGATCTATGGTCTAAATTCCCGTTATTTATAATATCTAACCGCGTCTGAACACACGCGAGATTCATAAACATATTCTATGTAAATTTTTTAAGTTCAATTAATTAATTTGGAAAATAGTATTCATTCAAATTATCACTTGCTTCCATTATGTAATTATCAAATAAATTACATATATAATCACGTGAATATTCAAGTTGATGTTGTAGATTATTATCATTAGGTATCCTATATATAAGCTCTTGCAAATATTTCATAATTTTGTATTTATGATTTTTCATTTTTTCAAGCACATCACTCTTTTTGTGAAATGTATCAGCATAATTAATCATAAATATTTTTATATGTGCTATTGCTTTTTCATAACTTCTAATATGAATATCTTTGATTGCTTCAAAATATCCCAAATGTTCTTGCAGTTTATCATCTTTTATAAAATTATTCATCGAGTTCACTAATGGAGATATATATGTAAAATAACATATAACTAATACTACTGCAATAAAAATAAACCTTAACATATATATTATACACTAAATAAATACAGCTAAATACTTAACAATTTGCATTTAACTTTATATAATATGTGTAAACCAATATTAATAAATAAAAAAACACAATTAAGAAAACCTATACGTATTGCAGTTGATTTTGATGAAGTATTATGTCCAATGTTAAAGCCATTATCACAGCATTTTTCTAAAAAATATAGATGTAAAATACCATCTAATGATCCTTCTTTATATAATTATGCAAACTACTTTAACATTAGTTCAGAAGAAAGCAAATTACTTGTTCAAAGTTATTATAACAGTGATGAATGCAAAAATGCTAAACCTTTAATAGGATCAGAAGAAGCTATTAGAAAAATGAATGAAAAATATAGTTTAGGTATAATTACAGGAAGACAAATTTATGGCAAAGATGCTACTCATTTATTTTTAAATACATATTTTCCAGATATTTTTGAATATATAGAATTCACAAATAGTTACTCATTATATGGACCTGAAATAGCAAAAAGTGATATTTGTCAAAAATATGATGTTGATTTTTTAATTGATGATTCAGTATCAATATGCAATGAAGTTAGTGATATTGGTGTAACACCATTATTATTTGGAAACTATGAATGGAATAAAGAAGATAATCTTGAGCGTATAATTTCTTGGGAAGAATTTGACAAATATTTATAAATGAATGCATGTTTAGATGAAGCAGGTAGAGGTTGTATATATGGCTCTGTCTATGCAGCTGCTGTAATATGGAATGATGAAATTAAACATAAATATCTTAAAGACTCTAAAAAACTAACATTGCTTCAGAGAAAATCTATGTATGATTTTATAATAGATAATGCAATAGACTTTTCAATACAATTTGCTACATCTCAAGAAATTGACCAGATGAATATACTTAATGCAACTCAACTTGCAATGCATCGTGCTCTTGATGAACTAACTATCGATTTTGATGAAATATATGTTGATGGCAATTATTTCAAACCATATAAGAATTATATGTACTCTTGTATAATTAAAGGAGATTCTACAATATGCGGAATTTCTGCAGCAAGTATTTTAGCAAAAGTTACACATGATGATTACATAGAATCTTGTGTAGATATTGATGAATCATTAAAAAAATATAGTTTAAATAGTAATAAAGGATATTGCACACAACAACATTGTAAAGCAGTTCAAAAATTTGGAAAAACTTTAAATCATCGATTAACGTTTCGTCTTCCATTTGAAAAAAATTGTTAGTTATAATGGATAAATTTTGTAAACAAGCAGCAGGGCGTATTATTGATGAATTGAAAAAGAAAGAAAACAGAAATATTTTGGAAGATGAAATATTAGACCCTGTAATTAAATATATTGGACAACATCTATACCCTTATATAATTGCTGCATCAGTGATGTTTTGTATTACTTTAATTATTTTAGCCTATTTATTGTTTTCAATTAAATACATTAAATACAGTGTGAATTAATTTAGAGAAAACAATATTATTAAATCTTATATGGAGAGAACTTTATTTACAAACCGTTGGTATGCATTACGTCCATCAAAATATGTTAAACGTAAACCATCTTCTGTTGATTTTTTAGGAAGTAATGTTGCTATATGGCGTAATTTGGAGAATCAAGTTATTGTCCAAAATAATACATGTCCTCATCGTGGTGCAAAACTTTCTATGGGAAAGACAAAAAACAATTGTATAGAATGTCCATATCACGGTTGGAAATTCGATTCTGAAGGAAACTTAGTAGACTTGCCAGCAGATAAAAATTCTTCACTTATAAATAATACTAGCATAGATACATACCATACAATAGAAAGTGGAGGATTTGTATGGGTATGTATTGGAACCCCTGATGGATATAACCCACCTGTTCTCAAAGAAATGCATAGTAAAGAATGGATATCAGTTACCGGTCAAGAAATTTTTGATGCAGATTGGTTGACAACACTTGAAAATTCAATAGATATAACACATGTTAATTTTGTTCATAGTGATTTTGGAGATTCTCAAAATGGACACGTTGATGTCGATGAAATTAAAGACAAATTTCAAGATCATCTTGTAATGAAATCTACTATACGTCATAAAAGCGAATCACTCTTATTAAAATTTACAGAAAACCCTAACGCAAAAATACGTCATGATTTACTATTCCCAAATACAGTCGCAATTCGTTTTTGGATCCAAAATCTAATGGAAGTAATCACATATGTTACTTATACACCATTAAATGATAATAAAACTCTTGTAAATTGGTCATTTTTAAGAAAACCTCGTATTTTATTTTTAGATGGATTATTGAACAAGTCTTTTGATGAAGGAATGAAAAAAGCAATACTTGAAGATAAAGAAATCGTTGAAAGTTTATCACAAATCGAAAATAGACTTAATATTGCACCTGATAAAATTCAAATATTATTTAGAAAACGTTTAGAAAAATTACAATTGCTAGAACCTACTCATTTATATGAATGATTTAAGATTCATCAATTTCATCTTCTTTTATAATAAGTAAATTATCTTTCATAATTACTAGCTTTTCCAATTTATCAATTTTGGCTTCTATATTATCCATTTTCGTCTCTATATTATGTAATTTTATTTCCACTTTTTGTAATTCATCTAATATTGGTTTATACACCATTTTCAGTGTTTGTTTAGTTACTGAATCAAAATTAGGCAGATTCGAGGTGCATGATACATTTATGCGTTTTGCATGTCTCAATATATTTTGTCTGAGTAACATTGTTATAATACTAAAGATATTTATCTTTAAATATTTTAGTTATTATTTGGCCTCATTACATTTCTAGCATAACCTGCACCAAATCTTCCTGCATTAAGTTGTCTATATGTACGTGATCTAGAAAGTATACTTATTGTAATTGTAGACATTGTTATACCAAAACATAATACTCCAAGAATACCAATGATTAAATTAAATGGCATTGGTTTTCTAATTTGATATGGATCCTTTTTATTATATTCTATTTGTATTTGTTCTCCTTTTTCTCTCTCAAATGATTCATTTGTTAAATTTATTTCAGTTTGTATATTTTGATTTTTATTAGTTACAAATTCAACACTTAGATTACACTTATATTTAGTAGTTTCTGTGCAAGTACCTCTACGTCTGTTTGTTGGACACGTTGTTCTAAATGATTCACAATCAGCTTTTATAACGCTTCCTGTAGCTTTAATATACTCATTAGTCATTCTATTATAAATTAAAAATCCAATAATTACAACTAATATAATTATTATAAATATACCTGTTACTATCTTTGACATTGTTGTGTAGTATCCAACAGTATTTAATGTATTTCCAACAGTTTTTCCAGCAGCACTTAATTTATTTTCAACTGCCATTAATATTAACATATATATAATTAGACCCAATTGTGTTCTAATTGTTTCCCTGATGTAGTTTGTAGCCACCCTTTAATAATAAGAGAACCATTATGAACTTCATTATGATGCTTTTTACATAATGTGCATAAATTTCCTGTTCCGTGCATATTTGTTTTTTTATTATCGTTTTTTGATTGAAATACAATATGATGTTCTTCCAAACTATCTATTGAATCACATCCAGGAATACTACATTTATCCACAAATTTTTGTGAATTATATTTAGATTGTTTTGTAGAAACAATTTTGGACCGTTTTTTTGTTACTTCATTACGACATTTTTCAGCCATTGTTGCAAAATCTTTATTTTTAATTAAAGTTTTTGCAATTTCCAATCCATATAAAGTTTCTCCTAATCCATTTTTGATTTCTCGTGTATATGTAATAATATCTTTCGAATCATCACATGTTACTGCTACATGTTTGATTTGTAATTTATTCTCCTTTTTCAGCAAAGATACTTCAGGTAATTTATTAAGATGTGTTGCAAATACAAATTTAGAGTTATTTATTATTAACCATTTTATTGTACTAGCAACTATTGCTAATGCAGATATATCTTCTGTACCTTTGCAAACTTCATCCCCTAACACAATACTATTCTTATCACAATAATGAATAATGCTTTTTAATTCATTCATTTCCACTGTAAATGAACTATGTCCTTTGTAAATATTATCAGTGTCACTTATTCGTGTATAAAGACGATTAAATAATACTATGTCCATTGAATCTGCAGGTACATAATGACCACTTTGTGCCAATACAATAGCTAATCCAATCGCTTTGCTATAACAAGACTTTCCTGCACCATTAACTCCATATAATAGAATACCTCCATCTATTAGCTCTACATCATTTGCCACATAATTTGTACATGTATCTAAACGTTCAATTATAGGGTGTCTTAGTTTTTTCATGTTTGTATATGAAACATCACCTTCAATTACATTTGGTTTTATATATCCAAATCTCTTTGCAGTCATTATTTTACTCTTAATTACATCAATATCAGCTACATATTCATAAATTGAATCAAAAAAACATTTGTGCTTATCATACCAAATCTCAATTGTTTCATAAAATACTTTTGTTATTAGAGGATTTAAATCAGTTTCAATTTGTATTATTTTATGAATTACATTATTAATTGTATCATTACATATACGTGCTTTATTAGCACCATCATTTGTTATTTGATACTTCTTAGATTTTTTTTGAATTGTTTTGCTACGTGTTATAGTAGTATATAAATGTATACCATATTTTGTATTTGATTCAATTTTTATAGAATCTTTCACTCCTATTATATTTTCTAGTACATTACATTCATCTTCTAATTTTATTTTAGATTCATTATATTTAGCAATTAACATCATCAAATTCTCGCTTGTTTCATTACATAAATTATCACGTGCATCATTAATATTTTGATATTTACTACATTTCTCTAATGAAAATGTAGATTCTATTGATTCTTTCAATTGATTCAGATTATCATAAATATCTTTTATATAATATAAATTCAATAAGTTATTTATTGCTTCATATGATGTTAATAAACTAATTAATTCATTTGGCTGAATATGTAATAAACTTAATTTTCTATGTAGTTTTTCAATATCACAAATTTGCTCTAAATTCAATTCTAAATCATTTGTTTTATCCCATAATATTTCTATCTTTTCATGCACTTCCTTTATATCTTCACATTTCCCAAATGGTTTTACTAGTTGCATTTTAAGTAATCGTTTTCCAAGTTGTGTAGACGTATGATTCACAATATCAAATAAAGATTTCTCAGACGTTCCTCTTGATAATACTCCTAATTGATACAATGAATTATTATGTAATACTAGACAATCATTGTCCTGATGATATTTTGGAGTTTTAAGTAATTTACTATTATCTGAACAATGATCAAAACAAAAACATAATAGATTTGTTAAACTTATTCTTGCTATATGATAATATTCTAAATCTAATTCTTCAATCGGTGATATCATCGTTTTTGTATTAAACATTTTCTTGAAAATTTCATTTTGATAATTTACTTTTTTATATACCTTTTGTACTTGTATATTATGATATTTCTTATCATTATTAATTATTATTTCAAATAACCCTTTTACTCTTTCATCATTATCATGTGCACAAATTATCTCAATCGGATTATAAATTTCAATTAATCTATATAATTCTTCCATTTTTTTAGAGGTTATCCCATTCGTAATCTCATTAATAATACATGATCCTATTGTTAAATCAATCACCGAAATTCCAAATATCACACTATCAGTATATTCCCCATATATACAACATATTGAATTCGTTGTTGTTTTGTTAAATTCTACATATGTTCCCGGACTATATATCTTTGCTACATCTCTTTGTGATACATTCTTCTCATTTTGATCAATTAATACTACAGTATACATATTCTCTACCAATGTCCCTATATGTTTTTGCGCACTACATACAGGAACCCCTGCCATATATGGATTTGTAATAGATACCTCTTCTATTTTTTTATTAGCTTTAGCCAATTGAAAATTTAGCACATTTGCAACTTCCACTGCTTTACCTTCATCTTTTGTAGAATATACCTCATAAAAACTACCTTTCATCAATAATACAATCGTATTTGAACCATATAAATTCTCATAATACCTTTGTTGTTCAAAATAAAATTCTAATAACATATTTTATATTTCCTTTATTTCTTTAAGGTGGTGTATCCGTTGCATCATCAAAAAAAGTTTTCTTTTCATCACCTAATTGTATTTTTTTTAGTTCTTCAGGTGGATCAAAAAAGCCATTTTCCTTATTATCTTCTTGTGGTTCAGATAATGAAGGTACTTCTTCATTTTCATTTTCATTATTTACATCATTGTCTTCATTTTGATAACTTTCAGGTAATGTTTCCTCATTTTCTACATCATCATTCTCATATAAATTTCCTGTATTTTCAGGTTCATTTTCAGGTTCAGTTTCTTGTACTTCTTCTTCCTCCTCCTCCGATTCTTCTGGACTATTTAACGTATTCCCTAAATAGCTTTGTAGTATATTTTGAAACGGCAAACTTGTTCTTATAGTGTCCTCAATAGAATCTCTAATCACTCTTATAAATTCACATTTGGTATTCCCTTGCTGAAATATATATGGATTGTCATATAACTCATTTGCAGTTTTTATATATACTTTGTGTATAAAATTGTCCGTTTTTGGCATTGTAATTTGAATCTTCTTTTTGTCCTTTCCTATTTTTACAGATGTTAAAATTTTTACATTACTAATGAAAATAGCAGCTATAAGATCCCCAATCCAATCACACGTTCTCGTAATCTTCTCAACTTCTCTATCAATTTGTGCTTGATTCCACAATGGTATTTTCTTAAGTTCAATTTGCATATTCATTAATAACTCATTCTTCTTTTCTGTATTCTCTTTTGTTTTTTCATAGATTGCCATAATCTTTTCATAAACAGGTTCCGTCAGTATTGTCAATAGTTGTTTTGTATATTCCGATTTGGCTTCAACAATGACATGGTCTTTGTTCATTAATTTATATTTATATTTAATACCTCTAATTTATCCACACGACCAATCTATTAATATCGCATTTTCCGTCATTTTATACACTTTAAATTCATTTTTAACCAATTTTTTTGATATATATTTTAATGCCTTTTCTACATTAATTAATGGCATATCTATAATCAGTTCATTCAAAGTAAATATATATTGTAAATGCCCTTGTTCATTCATATATTTTATCTTATTTACGCAATAATTTAGTAATTTTTTATATTTTTCATTTTTTTTTAACTTCTCATTTTTATTTTTAATCTGCAAATCACTAGCTTTTAACATAGTTTATATTAATAATATTATATATTATGTTATATTATGAAGAATATTTACGATATGTATGATTACTTTAAGTCTTTAAAAGATTCACATCAATCTTGGGCTGATATACAAGAAAAATATGAAGCTGAAGAATTGGTTCATCGTTTACAATGTGAATTAAGATTACGTTTTAAATTAAAAAAATGATTTTATATTTTAATATTACTTTAGTTTATGAGTAATAATAATAATAATATGGAGTGGAAGAATACACCAGAACTTTTTAATGGAATAGTAGAAGAACGAAGAAAAAGAATTAATAGAAAATTAACAAACCTATTAGAAACAGTAGCACCACCAGCACCAGCAGCAGCAGAAGCACCAGAAGCAGTACAAGAACCAGCAGAAGCAGCAGAAGCACCAGCACCAGCAGCACCAGCAGCACCAGAAGCACCAGGAGCAGCACCAGCAAATTCAGAAGAGATTAGAAAACTAAAAGCAGAATTAACTAATGTGAAACAACAAGTAGCAGCAACA